GTTCATCATTGCGACCGACCGGCTCGCGCAAATTCCCGATTTTTCGCCAAGTGTTAACCCCAACTGTTAACCCCGTTCCGTTAACCGGCGAGGCGCGCCCGCGTGGCTGATCGCTCGCGGCCGTCTACAGGGAAAGACAAACGGGCAGCGGCGCCGCGCGCGCCGGCGCACTTGATCTCGCGCGCGGAGATGGCCCGCATGCTCGGCCTCAGCCGCCCCGCGATCACCAAAGCGTGTCGCGAGGGCGGGCGCCTCGCGCCGGCGTGCGATGGCCAGTCGATCAACGTATTGCACGAGGCCGCGAAGCGGTGGCTGCTCGAGCGCGCGAGCGCCGAGGACCAGGTCGACGCTGCAACACCCCCGCGTGCAACACGCGAGCAGCTCGACGCGCAGCGCGCGCCCGCGCGGCGCGCAGCGCCCGAGCCGGAACCGCGAGCAGCGCCGGCGCGCGCCACGCGGCGCAGGCCTGCGCCTGCGCCCGTCGAGCTGCCGCCGATCGAGGTCGATGATGATGCGGAGCACGAGGCGGAGCAATCGATCGAGGATCTCGAGGCCGAGCTCGGGCCGCGCAAATGGACCGACCTCGCCGAGCTCGCCGAACCGCTCACGGTGCTCACCGAGCGCTACGGCGAGGCCCGCGAATTCGAGTCATGGATCCGGGGGCGCAAGGCGCTCGAGGAGGCGCGCAAGGCTCAGATGTTGCGCGAGCGCCTCGAGGGTCGGCTCATCGCGCGCACGACCGTCGTGCGCATGTTCGATCACCTCGACACGACCTTTCGCCTGCTGCTCTCGGATGCGCCGCGGGCCATCGCCACGCGCATCGCGCCGCAGGACGCCGCGACCGTCGCCGCGCTCGTGCGCGATGTGATGAGCCAACACCTCCTCGCCTGCCGCAGCAGGCTCGATCAGTCGCTCGCGAGTGACGATCCGATGGCCGCTCTCGCCGAGGCCGCGGAATGATGCATGTCGAGAGTTTCCACCGCGAGGCGGAGGCCGCCCAATGGCGCAGCGACACCGCGTTTTTGCGCCGGCGCTGCTCGATGCTCACGACCGAAACGCGCGAGCTGCTGCCCTCGGAATGGTCGGAGAAAAAACGCTACCTGCCCGCGAGCAATACCTCGATCCCGGGGTACTACCGTTTCGACGTCTCGCCCTATTGGCGCGAGGTGATCGACTGTCTGTCGCCCGAGAGCACGGTGCGGCATGTGACGATCATGAAAGGGGTGCAAGTCGGCGCGACGACGATTTTGGAGAACGCGATCGGCTACTACATCGATCAGATCAAGACCGCGCCGATGATGCTCGTGACCGCCGACGCGGAGTTAGCAAAGCTGCGGATCGAATCGTTCGTCGTGCCGATGCTCAAACACTCGGGCCTCGATCACTTGATCCAAAGTCAAGACGAGCAGAACCCGCGAAAGACCGGGCGCACGGATAAAAAATACGAATGGGAGGGGGGCGGGTTCCTCATCCCGCTCGGCGCCGTCAACGCGAACAAGCTGCGTTCGATGCCCATTCAAGTGTTGCTCCGCGACGAGCTCGACGGCTGGGCGGACAATGTCGGGCGCGACGGCGATCCCGTCAAGCTGTCCGCCGACCGCACCGCGAGTTACGAGGCGACGCGCAAGATTTTCGACTGCTCGACGCCCTTGATCCGCGGCAGCTCCAAAATCTCGACCCTGTTCGAGCAGGGCGATCAGCGCCGCTATTTCGTGCGCTGCCTCGCGTGCAAACATCCGCAGGTGTTGCGCTGGAGCCGAACCAACACCGAGACGGGCGTTGTCACCGGGATCACCTGGCAAACCGACGGCGAGGGCCGCCCCGTCGAGGGCTCCGCGCGCTATCTCTGTGAGGAGTGCGGGCACGCGCACGAGAACAACGACAAAACGCGGATGTTTGCCGATGGCAACGCGGAGTGGCGAGCGACGGCCGTGCCGGCGACGCCGCATCATCGGAGCTATCACCTGAGTGCGCTCTACTCGCCGGTGGGCATGCAAACGTGGGATGCATGCGTGCTCAAATGGTTCGAGGCGTGGGACGTCGAGAACAATCGCCCGCGCGACAACCTCGCCCTCCAGGTGTTTTACAACAACGTCCTCGGCGAGCCGTTCGAGGCCCGCGGCGTCAAGCTGCGTTTCGAGCTCGTGAGCGCGCACCGCCGGCACTCCTATCGCTACGGCGAGGTGCCGAATCGTTGGCTGCTCGAGGCGTGCGGCTCGCCGGTGCTCATCATCACGCTCGCGGTCGATGTGCACATCGATAATCTCGCGGTCGCGGTGATGGGATGGTGCCGCGGGCGGCGCGCGGTGCTCCTCAATTACTGGCGTTTCAACGGCGACACCGAGCAGCTCGACAACCCCGCGACGTGGGGACGCCTGCGCACCGTGATCGAGGAGTCCGAATACCGCGGCGACGACGGCCGGGCATACAAGATCGAGCTGTCGCTCATCGACTCTGGTTACTTGACGGACACCGTCTACCGATTTTGCGAGCGCTACACCGCGGGCGTGTTCTCGGTGCGCGGCCGCGAGTCGCCGCCGCGCAACGCGCCGATCAAGGAATTCTGGAAAACCACGACCGAGGGCGGTCAGCTCGCGTGGGCGGCCTCGGTCGACATGTACAAAGATCGGTGGGGCGGGGCGCTGCGGCGCAATTGGGACGGCATCGGCGTCCAGCCCGAGGGGCATTTCAATGCGCCGCTCGACTCGACCGACGAGCAGCTCAAAGAGCTCACCGCCGAAACGCGCCGCGAGAAAATCGACAAAGTCACCGGGCGCCGCTACGGGTTCGAGTGGCACCGCCCGAGCGGCGCGAACAATGAGCTTTGGGATTTGTTGATCTACAACAACGTGGCGCTAGACATCATCGCCTACGATGTTTGCATCCAACAAATGCAGCTCGAGCAGATCGACTGGCAAGCATTCTGGAGCGCGCTCTAGTGCAGTACATGGGCGGCAAATTCAGGCTCGCGCGCAGCCTTGCCGCGGTGATCGAGGGCGCGCGCCGCCCGGGTCAGCTCGCGTGGGATCCATTCTGCGGCGGCCTCAGCATGTCGGTCGCATTGAGCGCGACCGGGCCCGTGCGCAGCTCCGACAAAAACGCCCCGCTGATCGCCCTTTACAAGGCGGTTCGCGCGGGGTGGGAACCGCCGCGGCGCGTGAGCCGCAGGAACTACAGGGCGGCGCGCGCGCTGCCCGATGAGGATCCGCGCAAAGCGTTCTGTGGCTATGGCTGCTCGTTCGGCGCCCGGTGGTTCACTTCCTACGTGCCGCCGATCCAACGGGTTCTCAGGCGGCGAGGAGCAGGCAAGGGATACGTTGAAACGATGCGCTCGCATCGAGCCTCCGCGCTCAGCGTCAAACGCGACGTCGCCGCGGTGCGCGGCCCGATCGAGCGGCTCGACTTTCTCGCGATCGAACCGCAGCCGGTCGACGCGATCATCTACTGCGATCCGCCCTATCGCGGCGTGACGGGTTATCCGGAGGTCGGCGCGTTCGATCACGATCTGTTCGTGCTGCGCGTGCGCCAGTGGAGTCGCTACGCGCATGTGTTCGTGTCCGAGTACGATTTCCCGATCGGGCGCGAGGTATGGTCGACGCCGATCCGCAATGCCTTGGATGGCAAAGGCAACACCGGCAAGGTCCGCGCAACCGAGCGCCTCTACTACTTGCCCGCGGGGGGCGCATCCTGATCGAGCGGTGGCTCACCGCCGGTTGCAGCGATCCGACTTGCCGAACCTGCCCGCGCCGCCGGCGCCGGCGCGAGATGATCCTCGGTGACATCGTGAGCGGATGCGTCGCCGCGCTGCTCGTCGGGCTGCTGCTCCTCATCCTTCGACTGATGGGTATCAAATGAACGACTGCTGCGATGATAGCGCCTGGATCGCGGAGAGAATTGCAGCCAAAAAAGCGCTGATCCTCAAGTATGAGGCGGCGCTCGATGCGCTCGCCGGCGGCGCGCAAACCTACTCGATCGACACCGGGCAAACGCGCCAGACGGTCAGCAAGGCGAATCTCACGGAAATGCGCAACGTGATCGCCCAGCTCGAGAGTGATCTCTCGACGCTGCAAATGCGCCTCAACGGCTGCGGCCGCTTTCAAATGAGACCCGGATGGTAAATCACCCTTGGCTCAATCGTCTCGTCGGCTGGCTCTACCCTGCGCCGCCGGCGGCGCCCACCTATTCGATTGATCAGATCGGCGGCGCCCAGGCGCCGATTCGGCAGCAGTGGCACGACGGCGAGAAATACCCGGGCGGGTTCGGCTACACCGAGCTCCTCACCGCCGACTATTGGACGTTGCGCAAGCGCTCGATCCAGCTTTTCAAACAGAACCTGTACGCGCGCGGCATCATCCGCAGGCTCGTTACCAACATCATCAATGCGGGCCTCGCGCTCGAGGCGACTCCGGAGGACGCGATCCTCGGCGTGGGCGAGGAGCCGCTCGCCGTCTGGAGCGAGCTAGTAGAGAACCGGTTTCACCTATGGGAAAGGACGCCCGCTCTCTGTGACTACTGCGGCGCCAAGAGTTTTGGCGGGCTCCAGGCGGCGACGAAAATGGCGGCGCTCATCTCGGGCGATGTGCTCGTCGTGCTGCTCCAGGACCCCGCGACGGGCCTGCCGCGCGTGCGCCTAGTCGACGGGCAGCGCGTGCAATCGCCCGCCGGCGCGAACCCGGTAGCGCAGCAGCTCGCCGCGGGCCACGAAATCAAACATGGCGTCGAGCTCGATGCCGACGGGCGGCAGGTCGCCTATTGGCTCGTTTCGCAGAACGCGAGCCAGCTGCGCGTCGAGCGCCTGCCCGCGGTCGGGCCCTCGGGGCGGCGCCAGGCGTGGCTCGTCTACGGTACCGAGCGCCTGCTCGATGAGGTGCGCGGCGAGCCGCTGCTCTCGATCGTGCTGCAATCGCTCCGCGAGATCGACCGGTACCGCGATGCGGTGCAACGCAAGGCCGCGATCAACGCGATCCTCGCGATGTTCATTCAGAAGGATCAGGAAACGATCGGCTCGCGCCCGCTCACCGGCGGCGCCGTCGTCAAGGGGAAAGACAGCGTCGCGAGCCCGACGAGCGGCACGCGGCGCACGTTCAATTTCGCGGAGATGATCCCGGGCGCGGTGCTCGATGAGCTCGCCCCCGGCGAGAAACCGCAGGGGTTCCCCTCCAACGGTACCGACGAGAAATTCGCGGAGTTCGAGGAGGCGATCGTGTGTGCGATGGCCTGGTGTTTCGAGATCCCCCCCGAGATCCTGCGGCTGACATTTTCCTCGAACTACAGCGCATCGCAGGCCGCGATCAACGAATTCAAGCTGTACCTCAACCCCGTTCGCATCGCGTGGGGCGACGACTTTTGCCAGCCCATTTACATCGAGTGGCTCATCAGCGAGGTCCTCGCCGGGCGCCTCACCGCGCAAGGGTTCCTCGATGCCTGGCGCGATCCGCGCAAGTTCGATCTCTACGCGGCATGGGTGTCCGCCGATTGGAGCGGCGCAATCAAACCCAGCGTCGATCTCACAAAGCAGGCGACCGGTTACACCGCGCTAGTCGAGCAAGGTTTCATCTCGCGCGACCGCGCCGCGCGCGAGACGACGGGAACCAAGTTCAGCAAAAACGTCCAAAAACTGTTGCGCGAGAACCTCGCTCTCGCGGCCGCGATGAAACCGATCAAAGAGCTCGAGGCATTGGCCAAGCCTGCGCCGCCGGCGGCGCCGGGGGCGCCGGCGACACCGCCCGGCAAGCCTGCGCCGGCGCCGGCGCGCAGCGGGCCTCAGGCGGTACCGAACGACGACGACGACGAAATGGAGAACCCAAATGCTCTGGTTGCTTGAGACGACCGCGCTGCGCCGCATGATGCACGCGCAGGAACATTTCCGCGACACCGCGGCGCTCATCCAATGGGAAGCCGCGCAGCAGCAGGCCGAGGCCGAGGCCGCAGCCGCGGCCGCGCAGCGCGACGGGTTCCCGCCGGGCATGACGGTCGCGGGCCACACCGCCGAAATCCGCGTCGAGGGCGTGCTCACGAAACGGCCCGATTTCTGGGCGAAGTACTTCATGGGGGGCAACACTACTTACTCGAGCATTCGCAATGCGCTCGGCGCCGCGGCGGCCTCGCCGGACGTGACCGATGTGATCATGCGCGTCGATAGCCCCGGCGGAAATGCCGAGGGCCTGATCGAGACCCTCGAGACGATCGCTCAGTTCCGCCAATACTCGGGCAAGAAAATCCTTTCGCGCGCCGATAACGCGCAATCGGCCGCCTACGGAATCGCGGCCGCGACGGGGCGGATCGAGGCGACGGGGCGCGGGACAACGTTCGGCAGCATCGGCACGGCGGTGAGTTACTACGTGAGTCCGAACGTAGTCACGTTGACCAATACCGATAGCCCGGATAAGCGCCCCGATCTCTCGACGGACGCCGGCAAAGCGGTCGTCGTGAAATACCTCGATCAGCTCAATCACGAATTCGTGAGCGCGATCGCGCAGGGGCGCGGCGTCGAGCTCGCGCGAGTCACCGAGGGCTACGGCCGCGGCGCCTCAATGACGGCGGCCGAGGCCCTGCGCCTCGGCCTGATCGATAGCATCCAAACCACTGCACCGCGCGCGGTGCCCAGCAGCAAAGGAAATGCAATGGCAGATAGAGACCAGGAACAGGCAGAACGCGCGGCGCTCGATGCGGCCACGCAACGGGGCGTCGAGCAGGAACGCGATCGCGTCCTGTATCACCTCACGCTCGGCGAAAGCTGCGGCGACATGAGCATCGCCCTCGAGGCGATCCGCACCGGCGCCGGGCAGAACGTGGGCGCGCTCAACGCGCGGTACATGTCCGCGGGCATGAATCGCAACGACCGCGGCAAGCGGCAAACCGAGAGCAACACCGCGGAGGCCCAGCTCGCTGGAGTCGGCGCCTCGACGCCTGCAACCACTTCCGACTTTGGTGATCAGGTCGCTGCCTCCCTGAAGTCTCAGGGCGGAGAAAGGAGCTTTGTCCGTGCCTAATATCACGACCACACACAACGACCTCGGCTCGAGCGCGCTCGAGGTTTGGGGCACGCTCGACGGCACGTTGCAAAACGTCGTCGGCAGTGATCAGAACTACCTCGAGGGCACGCTACTCGGGCGCGATCCCGCGACGGGAAACCTGCTGCCCTACGCGCCGGCGGCGGTTCCAAATAGCGTCGCGGATGTGACGGTCGACGTCGCGTCGATCACGAACGCGACGGCGCCGGACACTGCCGTGACCGTGCCGGGCTCGCTCGTCGGAGACGAGATTGTGATCGAGCCGCTCGGCACGTGGCCCGTCGGTCTCACGGCACCGCAAGGGCGGTGCCTCGTCGCGGGCACCGTGCAAGTGCGCATCGCGAACCCGACGGTCGCGCCGATCGATCCCGCGTCGCAAACGTTCCGGTTCTACATGCGCCACTTCGCGAACGCGCTCGCGCCCAAATACGTTCTCACGTACCCGCTCACGGTGCTCGCATCGAGTAGCGCTGCGGTGACCGTGATGAGCGCGGGCAAGGTCAATCAGCGGCGTCTCTGGGTTCACGGCTCGCCGCCGACCGCAGCGACGGCCAACGATCTCGACGTCCTCCTCAATCGCCCGATCATCCCGGTCGACATCGGCCAGCTCGCGAAAACCGACAACCCCTTGAACCCCTGAGATCCGCGCGCCGGGGGTTTTCCCCGGCGCCGGCGCTCGGCGCCCCCCCCCTCGCAACCAAACCCTCCAGCATTGAGCTAACCCATGAGTGACAAATCCACGATCGCAATGATCGACATGTATCTCGAGGAGGCGTCGGCACCGGCGTTTCTCTCGGGGTTCTTTCGATCGCCACCCAAGAATTTTCACACGACCGAGGACGTAGAGATCGACATCCAACGCGACACCGAACAGGTCGCGATCGTGATCAAGGATCTCAGCCTGCCGCCGAATCACAACGAAAGTTCGCTGTACACGAACAAGCGTCTGAAGCCCCCGATCTACGATGAGGAGGGCGCGGTAACGGCGTTTGACATGATCCAGCGGCAGGCGGGCGCGAACCCGTTCACAAACCCGGACTACGCCGCGATCGCGGTGCAGCAGTCTTTCGCGATCTTCCGCAAGCTCGAGAGCAAGATCCGCCGCGCGATCGAGCTCCAGGCGTCGCAAATCCTGCAGACGGGAACGCTCTCGCTGATCGACAAAAACGGCACCGTCGTCTACACGATCGACTTCTCGCCCAAGGCTACGCATTTCACGACGCCAACGGCGTGGGCTGCCGACGGATCGACGGGCGATCCTCTCGCCGATATCCAGTCGCTCTCGACGGTGATCCGGCGCGATGGCAAGCGCGAGCCGAACAAGCTCATTTTTGGCCTCGGCGCGTTCACGCGGTTCCTTGCGAACGCGAAGGTCAAGGAACGCCTGCTGCAAATCCGCGGCGCGTTGATCCAGGCGGCGCCGGTCGTGCGCGGCGCGGGCGCGACGTTCCAAGGAACCGTGTGGGCGGGGCATTACCCCTTCGACATGTGGACCTATGACGGGTTCTACCAACACCCGCAAACGGGCACGTTCACGCCGTTTGTCGCGGACAACAAAATGATCATGCTCGGCGACGGCCGGCTCGATCTCACCTACGGCGCAATTCCGATGATCGTCGCCCCAGATCAGCGCGCGCTACCGTTCCTGCCGCCGCGCATTTCGAGCGCCTCCGGAGGCCTCGATCTCACGACGAATGCTTGGGTCACGCCCGACGGTAAGCGCGTGATGGTAAGCGCGGGCACGCGCCCGCTCACGATCCCGACGGCGATCGACACCTTCGGTTGTATCACCGCGTTCTGACACGCGATGGGGCTCCGGGAACAAGCCAAAGCCGACGCGCGCGCGATCCTCGAGGACACCTCGGGGTTCGCGTGGCCCGTTACGTTGACCTCGCCGCTCGGCGTGGCTACCTACGTAAACGGGTTCACGACAGACATCGGCCAGACCATCGATCCGGAGACGGGTCAAGCGGTGGCTGGCCGACGGGCGTCCGTTTCTGTCGCGCGCGCCGCGCTGCCCGCGCTGCCCGAGGCCGTCGCCGATGCGAGTCGCAAGCCTTGGATCGCGACGTTCTTCGATAGCCAAGGCTTACCCGGTACCTGGAAAGTGATCGAGGTGCTGCCCGACCTCGCGCTGGGCGTGGTCGTGCTGCTGCTCGAGGTGTACCAACGGGCGATTATCCAGCTCGCCCCCGTAGGGCTCGCGCTGCCGAGCCTTACCCTCGACGGATCCATCGCGCCGGCGGTACCGCTCGACGGTGCGCTCTCGCTGCCCGCGGGGTTGCAGCTCGCGGGCAACGTGACGCCGCTGCCCGTGCTCGTCGGTACGCTCGCCCTGCCGTCGCTCCAGCTCGCCGGCGCCGTCTCGCCCACGGTGGGCACGCTCGCGGCCGCGCTCGTGTTGCCGAGCCTGCAACTGTCGGGCGCCTTTACGATGGCCCTACAGGGCGCGCTCGTGTTGCCGAGCCTGCAACTGTCGGGCGATTTTACGATGGCCCTACAGGGCTCGCTCACGCTGCCGAGCCTGCAACTGTCGGGCACGCTCACGGTGTCGGCGTCGAAAATGGCGGGATGGCTGCGCCTCGCGGCGAGCCAGCAAAGCGGCGGAGAGTGGACCCCCTCGATCGTCGATGTTTTGAACGCGGGCAGCCCGGTCGTGCAAACGGACGTCGATCGTCGGGCAGCGGTGGGCGCGAGCGCGAACGGCCTGCCCACGATGGTATTCGATTCGCCCGGCGACGTGCACCTTTGGCCCGTCTCGCCGTCGCAAACCGCCACGAGCAAATGGGGCCTGCTGATCTGGTTCAAGCCAGCGAGTGTTGGCTCCTCACAGACCCTCTACGATGCGCGGAACAATGGCAGCAATCGCCGCTTTATTTTGCAGGCGCTCAACGCGACCGTCGCGGGGTTTGTCTATTCGGACAATTTCAACGCGCGCAAGGGGGTTACCCCCAATGTGCTCAGCGCGGGCGTTTGGTGTTGCATCTATATCAAGTTTGACGGCTCGCTCACCGGTGACGCGAGGCTAGCGATCTTCATCGACGGCGTCGCTCAAACCCTCACCTATTCCGACGGCGACGGCGTGGGCGCGGTCATGCCGTCAGCCCTGCGCGCTGCGGCCGGCAATGCGCTCCTCGGGGCGGCCTCGGATGCCGACTCGCCGAGCACTCCGATCGCAAACGGCGGCCAGATCGGCCCGAACACGATCCCCTTTCTCGACAGCCTCATCGCCGCGGAGATCGCAGCGTTCCAGGGGTTCGAGGCTCCCACCTAAAGCAAGGCGAAACCGATGGCCAACACACTCGGAAATCCGACACTCAAATCCAATACGGCTCGCGAGAATGAGATTCTCTCCTACAACACGACTCTCACCGCATCGCCCAGCATCGCAAACCCGCTGCTGCGGATCCGCCTCAGCACGACGACACTGGTAGATTTTCCCCTCAACGCCAGCACGCCCTTTACCGGCGGCAGCGTCGACGGTGTGGCGACGCTGAACTACGTTTCCGCGAGCGCCGTCGCGGTCGGCGGTGTCGCCTCGGTGCCCGACAATTACCAGATCATCGGGCGCGACAACGCGGTGCATTTGAGCGGGCCGATCTCTGCAACCGACGGCATCAGCGTCGGGCAAACCGTCAACGCGGGAACGATCACGGTCACCGAACCCGCCAGCTGAGAACATGCCCGCCCTCATTCCCGAGCTCATCACGAAAGTCGACAACGTCGAGATCATCCGCGATCAGATCGCGGCGATCCTCACAGTCGAGCTCGCGAATCAAGGGGTGCTCTCGGGCGGCCTGCCGCAGCCGCGCGTATTCATCGAGCGCACGAACCCGTGGGGCCAATTCCTCACGTCCGAGCAGCCACCGGGGCAGCCCGTGATCAATGTTTGGTGGGATAGCTCGACGTTCAATGAGTCGGAAAGCAACGTAGTCGAGCGCCAGAAATCGGAGACGGTTTACAACATCGACTGCTACGCGGCCGCGCCGAGTTCGGACGTGCAAGCGGGCGGGCACCTGCCCGCCGACGAGCAGGCGGCGCGCGATGCACAACGCGCGGTGCGCCTCGCGCGGAACATCCTGATGGCTGGCGTCTACACGTATCTAGGCCTGCGCGGGCTCGTCTGGAAAAGGTTCCCCCAAACGATCAGCTTGTTTCAGCCTCAGATCGACAATCGTGCGGCGCTGCGCGTCGTGGCTGCGCGCCTCGCGCTCCAGGTGCATTTCAACGAATTCTCGCCGCAAGTCGAGGGCGTGGTGCTCGAGACACTCATGATCGATATCAATCGCGCCGAGACGGGCGAGCTCTTGCTCCGCGCGCAATACCCCAACCCAAGCCCATAGGAAAACCCCCATGCCTGTAACCGCATCGGCCGTCGCTCGCGTCGTCGGCATCGACACCCATTTCAAAAACCTGCGCGGCAGCGCCGCTCAATCGCTGCCCCAACAGATCGCGATCCTCGCGCAAGGCACGACCGCTGCGGCGGGCTACTCGCTATTGCCGCGACAGATCACGAGCGCGGGCGAGGCCGCGTCCGTCTACGGGTTCGGCTCGCCGATCCATCTCGCCGCCCTCGAGCTATTCCCGCCCACCGGGGGCGGCGTGGGAAGCATCCCCGTCTACGTCCTACCGCTCAACGACAACGGCGCCGGCGTCGCGGCAGTCGGCACGATCACGCCCGCCGGCGCGGCGCCCGCGACCGCGACGTTCTACGCGCGGATCTCCGGAATTCTGAGCTCGCCGATCGCGGTCACCGCTGCGGATAGCGTCGCGCTCCAGGTCGCCGCATTCGTGGCGGCGATCAATGCGATTCTGCAAATGCCAGCGCTGGCAACCAACACCGGCCCGGGCACGGCTTGCACGCTCACCGCGAAATGGAAAGGGGCGACCGGGAACGAAATCAAAGTCGAGATCCTCGACGCGAATCTCAACCCCGCGCTCGGCAGTCTCTACACCGTCGTGACCCCCGCGACGGGCGCAACCGATCCCGTCGTGACCTCCGCTCTCGCGGGCATCAACGGCCAATGGATCACGCTGGTTGTCAATTCGTTCCACGGCACGAATGCCACCGTGCTCGACGCGATCCAGCTCAAGGGCGAAGCGCGATGGGATCAGCAAGTGCGCCGCCCGTTCGTGGCGATTTGCGGGAACGATGAGGCAGTGCTCGCGACCGCGACGGCGACGACCGCAGCGCGGAAAACCGATCGCATCAATTGCCAGGTCGTCTCGCCGGGCTCGATGCACCTGCCCGTGCAGATCGCGGCCGCGCACGCGCGCGAGATCGCCAAAGTCGCGGACAACAACCCGCCGACGGGCTACGGGGCGCGGCCCGTGAAAACCCTGCTGCCGCCCGCGGACTCGCTGCAATGGGACTATGCGACGCGAGACGCCGCAGTAAAGGCGGGCAGCTCGACCACCGAGCTCAAAAACGGCGTCGTCAACATCAGCGACGTTGTCACGATGTACCACCCGGACGGGGAAATCCCGCCGGCGTATCGCTACGTCGTCAACATCATCAAGCTCATGACCGTGATCTACAATCTAGATCTCGAATTCGGTCAGCCCGAATGGGCATCCGCGCCGCTCATTCCCGACGGGCAGCCGACGACAAACCCGAACGCGCGCAAACCGAGCTCGGCCATTGCGGCCGTCAATCGCATCCTCGACGGCCTCGGCCTCGAAGCGATCATCAGCGATCCCGCGACGGCGAAAGCCACGACGACGGCCAACATCAACGGGTCGAATCCAAACCGGCTCGACGTGAGCACGACCGTCCAGCTGTCGGGCAACACCGAGATCCTTTCGGTCGATCTCAATTTCGGATTTTTCTTCGGCACGGCCGCCGCTGCCTGAGGCCCTCGCCGCCTGAACCCTCACCCCCAAAAAGATAGGAGCAGCAGCCATGCCCGCAGTAGGAGGATCCATCCAGTCGATCACGATCCGTGGTCGCATTTTCCCCGTCGCGTCGGATGCCGAGGCCAACAAAAAGTTGGGCGGTTTCGAGAACGAGGTGCAAGCCAACGGCGACGGCACCGCACGCAAGATCATGACCCGGGTGCCCTGGGCGATCGACGGCCTCCAGGTAGAGATCAACAACAACGCCGGCGGCCAGGAATTCCTGCAGGAAATCGCCGACAGCCAAGACTACGTCTCGATCGAGCTCGAGCTCGCCGATGGCACCGTCTACGTGGGCACGGGCACCATCACAGATGAGATCCAGGTGAGTAGCCAAAACACGACGGCCTCGATCAAGGTCGGCGGACCCGGCAAGCTCGAGGCGCAGTAAACCCGCGTGCCGGGCGAGGCATCGCTCGCTCGGCAGCTTCGCGGGAACGAGCCCGCGCAACGGAGTGAAATCGAATGGGACAATTGATACAAATGAAGATCGCCGCGGAGGTCGCGGGCGCGGAGTTCTCGCGCATGTGTGCGGCCAATCGCATCGATGAGGACGAAAGCGCGTTCGATAAAGACGAGCTCGCGGAGTGGCAAGCAACGCGCAAGGCGATCGTTCGTGACATCTGCCGCGGCAAGCTCGTGATCGATACCGAGGGCCGCCCCGTCTGGACGACTGAGGAGGGAAAGGCGCTCACGTTCAATCGAGCCACGACCGCGACGTACATTGCGCTCGAGACCTACGGCAAGGGGAAGGACGTTTCCAACACGGTCGCCGCGATGGGTGAATTGACGGGCACGGGCAAGGGCGAGCTGTCGAAACTGATGGCTGGCGATTTCCACGGTTGCAATAGGATTGCACAGCTTTTTTTGGCGGTCCGGTAGTCGATCGAATCGTTCGCAACGGCGCCGATGCGAGGCTCTCGAGCGCAAAGGCCACCTACCGGGAAATGCTGCTCCAGTGCGCTCGAGATTACGCGGGCCTGCCCGACGCCCGCACGCTCACGATCGGTGAGCTCGTGTTCTTTTACGAGGGCCTGCGCCCCGAGCTCCGCAAGCACACGCGCGTAGCGCCCGACCCCGCGCCCGCGAAACCCCGCAAGAAACCCCGCAAGAAACCCGCATGAGAAATGGCCGGTAAGAAATTCTCGATCGAGGCGGTGTTCAGTGCGCTGGACAAGATCAGCGCACCGATCGCCAAAATCAAAACCAAGCTCGGCAGCCTAGGCAAGGGCGCGAGCGGCGCGTTGAAGGGGGCGAATGCTGCGGTCGATCGCGGCATCGCGGGAATGGGCAAGTTCAGCGATGCGATCGGCATCGCGGGCGCGGTGAGCGTGGCGGGTCTAGGCCTGGCGCTCCGCGACACGATCGATGAGGGCGCGAATTTCGAGCGAACGATGGTGTTTGCGGCCGCCCAGTTCCCGGGGATGATCAAACAGGGAACCAAGGAATTCGACGCCCTCAGTATCGCGGCGCGCAAGGTCGGAGATGAAACCGAGTTCTCATCTCAGGACGCGGCCGAAGGCCTCACGCTGCTCGCGACCGCAGGGCTTTCCGCCAAGGCCGCGATCGCCGCCTTGCCCAAAGTCGTCAATTTCGCGACCGCGAGCAAAGTCGAATTCGCGCGCGCGAGTGACATCGCCAACAACACCATGGGTGCGTTCTCGCTCACGAGCAAGGATGCGACAAAGAACGCGGCCAACATGTCGCGCGTGATGGATGTTCTCACACGCGCCGCAGCCGACTCGACCACGAACGTCGAGGAACTATTCGACGCGGTGAAAATGGGCGGCACCGTCGCCAATTCCGCGGGCACCTCGCTCGAACAATTCGTCGGCTACGCGGAGGCGCTCGCCGGCGTGGGTATCAAGGGCGGCGACGCGGGCACCGCGATCCGCAACATGTTCCTCGAGCTCGGCGCCCCGAGCACCTCCGCGGTCAAGGGGATGAATGCGCTAGGGGTCAAGCTCGCCAAAACCAAGTCGGGCGCGATCGACATGACCGCGACGGTGGGGCGGTTCGCGAAAGCTACCGCGAAAATGACAAAGGCGCAGAAGATCGCCGCGCTCGGGAACGTGTTTGGAGCGCGCACGATCGGGCCGTTTATCGCGCTGATGGATGCGGGCGTCGGAACGATCGACGATTTCAAAATGAGCCTCGAGAAGGCGGGCGGCACGACCGAGGGGATGGCAAAGCTGCTGAGTGCCGACACGCTCGGCGCGCTGCGGAATTTCTCATCCTTGATCGACGGCGTGAAGCTCGACGTATTCACCGCGATCCGCCCGGTGCTGCTGGACATCATCAAGGCGACGAGCGAGTGGGTAACTCAAAACCGCGAGCTCATCAAAACCAAGGCCGCCGAATGGATCACCGCGCTCCGCGATAACCTGCCCAAAATTTGGGAGTGGACGATCAAGCTCGCGAAAGCCTTTGCCGGGTTCCTCGCGTTCGCGGTGGCAATCAAGGCGATCAACATGGCGATCCTCGCATACGAGGTCGTCGCGAAGCTCGCGACCGGCGCGACGTGGCTTTGGAATGCGGCGACCGACTCCAGCATCCTTTCCAACGTGGCGCTCGCCGGCGAGATCGTCGCCCTCAAGGTGGCGCAGCTCGCATCGAGCGTGGCGACCGGCGCGCTCACCGCCGCGACGTGGCTGTATGAGGCCGCAATCTGGGCGGGGCAGGTCGGCACCGCAGAATTTACGCTCGCCGCGGTCGCGAGCAAGGTGGCTCAATACGCCTCGAGCGCTGCGGCGGCCGCGCTCACCGCGGCGACGTGGCTGTATGAGGCCGCCCAAACCGCGGTCGCTCTCGTGACGGGGCGTGTCACCGTTGCCACGGTCGCGGGCAGGGTGGCGCAGCTCGCCTCGCAAGCGGCCACGCTCATCGCGACCGCGGCGCAGGGCGCCTACGCGGCCGTGCTCGGGGTGACCTCCGGAGCCCTCGGGGTGTTCCGCGCAGCGACCCTCGCGACCGTGCCAGCCATCGGCGCGCAGGCGGCAGCGCTCGCCCCATTCATTCTCACGGTAGGCGCCGCGGCCGCTGCGGTGCTCGCGTTGAAAGCGGCATGGGACCAGTGGGGCGCCCTCGACAAATCGCTCTCAGGCTCGGGCGGCATCGGGGGCACGATCGACCAAATGCGCGCGATGGGTACCTTCGATCCATTCAAGGCGCACGATGCCGCGATGAATGCCAGCGCCCGCGACGCCCGCCTCAAACAGGATCTCGCCGAGCGCGACGCGCCGCAGATCGTCACGCCGCAGGCGCGCGCGGCGAGCGAGGCCGCCGAGGCGAATGCGAGCGCGAGCGTGAGCGGGGAAATCACGGTCAAGGCGGCGCCCGGCGTCAAGGCAACGGCGCAAAGCAAGGCGAGCTCGGTGCCGCTGCGCGTCCAGCAATCGGGGGCGTTTTGAGCTGGAAAGAACGGCTCGCGGAGGCCGCGTACACCTCGCCGGCGGGCACGCGGCAAACGTTCATTTACGAGGACGTATCCAAGGAAGTGGAGAAGCGAACCGCGACGTTCGCGTTCCCGGGCATCGATGGCACGTACCTCCAGGACAACGGGCAAAGCGAACGGCGCTTTCCGTTGCGCTGCATTTTCACCGGCGCCGATTGCGACAAAGAAGCGGAGGCATTCGAGTCGCTGCTGCTCGAGCGCGGCGAGGGCAAGCTCGAACATCCCCTGTACGGAAAGAAAAACGTTGTGCCCTACGGCACGATCACGCGCCGCGACGATCTCACGAACGCCGCAAATCAAAGCATCATCGAGGTCACCTTTTGGAGCACGCTCGGCGCGATCTATCCGTCCAGCGGTTTCAGTGCCAAGGGCGAGCTCGTGCAGTCGATGAGCAAGTCGACCGCGAAACTGTCGCACGCGTTCTCCAAAGGAATGAAGCTCGACAGCGAGGCGCGCCGCGCGGCCGCGAAACTCTCGGTGCGCGAGGCGCTGCGGAACGTGCAAGCCTCGCTCGCGAAAGTCGCCGCCGCGACGGACAGCGTGAACCGCGAATTTCGGCAGGTGCAAAGCGATATCAATTTCGGGATCGATGTGCTCATCGGGCAGCCGTTGCTCCTCGCTCGGCAGCTCATGAATCTCGCGACCCTGCCCGCGCGCGCGCTCGCGGGCATCGCCTCGCGCCTCGAGGCGTATGCGAACCTGCTCGATCGGATGGTGAAATCATCGGCGAGCTCGCCCGCCGATGTCTCGGTGATCCCGGCCCTGCGCGCGCGGCGCTCGAACGAATTCCAGCTCGCGAGCCTCATGGCCTCCGCTGCGGTCACCGGCTCGGTGAGCTCGGTAAACGAGAACACGTTCGCCGCCAAGCCTGAGGCCATCGCCGCGGCCGCGGCGATCGTCGAGCAGGCCGAGGCCCTCGCGGCCTGGAGCGATCAGCGCTACGACGATCAGGAGCAGATCGATCAGGGCGAGGGGTATCAAGCGCTCCAGGAAACGACCGCGGTCGCGATCGGGTTCCTGGTTGAAATCAGTTTCACGCTCGTTACCGAGCGCGTGATCGTGCTCGACCGGGCGCGCAACATCATCGAGCTCGCCGCCGAGATCTATGGCTCGGTCGACGCCCGCCTCGATTTTCTGATCAGCACGAACAAGCTCACGGGCAGCGGGATCATCGAGCTGCCGCGCGGGCGGCGCATTGTCTACTATGCCTGAGGCCGTCGAGGTCAAGCACACAGACGGGCGCCGCTTTGGCCAGTGGTCGGAGATCGAATTGTCCGTCGGCTTGGATAGCTACCGCTGCGCCTCGCTCACGGGCCCGTGGGATCCGGACCGGCAAGAAATGCGCGAGGCGTTCGAGCCGCTCGCGTTTCCGGAGGTCACGATCGAGATCGGCGGCGAGCTGTTTCTCACCGGGAAGATCCAGGATGTTTCGCCCAGCGTCGATGCGACGCAAGCCTCGATCGGCGTGACCGCCTACTCGACGGCGTATTGGCTCACTGAGATTTGCGCGCCGCCCGACCTCGCGCGCGAATACAACAACATCGATCTCAAGCTCGTCGCGCAACACCTCGCCGGCGGCACGCTCGGCGTCGTCGTGAATCTCGACGGCTCGCCGGGTGCCAAGTTCGCGCGAGTCAAGTGCGGGCCCGAGGAGGAATTGCACGGGTTCCTCGCGGACCTCGCGCTACAGCGCGGTTTCGTCGTGACCGATACGGCGAGCGGCGATCTCGCGTTCCGCAGCGAGGGCGCGACGGGCGCGCCCGTGGCTCGCATCGATGGCCAGCCGCTCGGCAAGGTGTCGGCGCAATTCCAGCCGGGCAAGTGGTTCTCACATGTGACGGGGCGCGCCTGCAAAAAATCCGGGCAGCAGCACGGCTCGAAATACACGCAACGGAACGAGCTATATCGCGCGCCCGTTCCGCGGCACCATTGCGCGAGCACCGGCGACACCGGATCGGCGGACGTGCCGCGCGCAACCAAGGCCATGGTTGGGCGGATGGTGGCGAGCTCGGCGACGTATACCGTCGAGGATCTGCCGACCTGGCGCGACCCGTCCGGAAATCTCTGGACGCCCAACACGACGATCGCGATCACCGCGCCGGGCGCGATGATCTATGCGGAGACGGAGCTCTTGATCCGCGCGGTCAAATTCAAGCAAGTCGCCGATCGGGAAAGCGCCACGCTCGAGCTCGTGCTGCCCGGCTCGTTCGGCGGCACGCTACCGGGGAAACTACCGTGGGATCTCTGAGCACCGTGGTCGAGTTCCTGCGGAGCAGCGATCAGGGCACGCCCACGCCCGAGGTCAAGTGCGACAGCGGCGACGCCGATCCCACGACCGCGGGCCACTTCGCGCCGCCGGGCACCGATGCCCGTCCGCTACCTGGAGACGTCGCCTACCTGGGCGACGATCAGGGTGCTGGTAACGCGCAGGCCGTCGGTTACCAAGATCCGAAAAACGCGGGCGTCGCCGGCGCCGGCGAGCATCGCCTCTACTCGCGCGCAGCGGACGGCACGCCCGTCGCGGAGGTTTGGGCGAAAGCCGACGGGTCGATCCTCGTGCATAGCCTGCTCGCGGGCAGCGCGGCCGAGCTCGGCGCCGACGGGTCGATCACTCTCAGCAATGCCGCGGGCGGCCTTGCCATCGATGCCGCGGGCAATGTCGTCGCGACGACACCGCTCGGCACGTTCGGCGCGGGCACTCACGGGCACAATAGTCCCTTTGGCCCGATCGGTCCGCCGATCCCGGGTACGTGAACGTTTCACGCGAAACGTGAGAATTCCGCGCAAATGCCACTGAACCCCGCCGCGCTGCAAAGCTCGCTCGCCTCTCTGTTTGCCTCGCCCCCCGCGACCCGGGCGGCCTGCGCGCAGGCGTGGGCGGATGCCGTCAACGGCTACGCTGCGGCCATCGTGCCCGCCTCTACGACCGTCGCGGCCGGCGTCGCCGCGCTCTCGAGCGCGCTCGCGAGTGCCTTTGCTGCGCCCTCGGCGGCCTCGCCGTTCGACGCTGCGTTCGCTGCGTTCGCGGTGACCGTCGCCGGCGGCATGCTGCCCACGTTTACCGGGGTGCCGCCGGCGGCGCCGCTCAACGTCGCCGGGCAGCTCGCCACCGAGCAGCCGACGCATGCGGCCGCGGCCGCGGCGTGGGCATCGCTGATCGACACCTGGTTTCGCACGGGCACGGGTGTGCTCGTCGCCCCCCCAAATACCGTAGTTCCCTGGAGCTGAGCATTGACGGACGTTCTGCTACGGCAAAGCAACGACGGCGGCGAGATCACGATCCAAGGCGGGTTGCTCCTCATGAGCGAGGGCCTCGAGACGGCCGCCTATCTGTCGTTGTTTGGCGGGAATGAGGATGACCCGGCGGGCACCGATACCACGCTCCAATTTTGGGGGAATCTGCTCGAGGTCGAGCCCGAGCGGCACTACCGCAGCGAGACGCAATTTCTCGTGCAAGCGCTGCCCGCGATCCCGTTCAATCTACGGCGCATCGAGCAGGCGGCCGCGCGCGATCTGCAGTGGATGCTCGACGCCGGCGTCGCGGTGAGCGTGACCGTCGAGGCCACGATCCCCGCGGTCGATCGCGTGCTGCTCGCGCTCGTGATCATCACGCCCGACGGGCAGCGCATCGAGCTTTTTTTCGGATGAGGAAACTATGGCTCTCGTAACACCCACGACCCAACAGGTCGCGAGCAACATCATCGGGCAGCTCGAGAGCGCGATCTCTCAGACGATCCCGCTGCTGCCGAAAGCGTTTTCGCGCGTGCTCGCAAAGGTGCTCGCGGCCGTCTACATCGTTCTCTACAAATACGCTGGTTTCTCGCTGCTCCAGCAATTTGTCAGCTCGGCATCGTTCGAGGAAACCGAGGTAAACGGGCAGCTCATTATCCCGCTCGTGGAATGGGGCAGGCTCGGGGGCGTGGGCGATCCGCTGCCCGCGACCCAAGCGCAGCTCACGCTCCAGGTAACCGTGCTCGCTGCGGTGGGCTCGCTCGCCGGCGGCACGCAATTGCTCTACGCGCCGACCGGCGTTGTCTACCTGACGACGGCCGCGGTGCCGCTCGCGCTGCCGACGATCACGGTAACCGTGCTCGCGAGCTCCGATCAGGACGGAGGCGACGGGTCGGGCACGGTCGGAAACCTGGAGCCCGGGCAGATCCTACAGTTTGCCGGCTCGCCGCCGAACGTCGCGACGAATGCCACGGTCACCGGCTCGGCCGTCGTGGGCGCCGAGGGCGAGAGCGAGGAGGTCTACCGCGCCCGGGTGCTGCGGCGTTTCCAGCGGCCGCCGCAGGGCGGCGCGTACGCGGACTATCAAGCGTGGGCAACCGAGGTCGCGGGCATCCGCAATGCGTTTCCGTACACGGGAACGAACCCGGGCGAGGTCGATGTGTACGTCGAGGCGGAGGCCGGTCCCGACGGCATCCCGGATGGATCACAGCTCACCGCGGTGCGCGCCTCGATCGATTTCGATCCGAACGAGGCGCCCTCGCCTACCGGCCTCGCGAACCGTCGCCCCGCGAACGCTGCGGTCAACGTGCTAGCGATCACGCGCACCGGGTTTGATGTAGACATCACCGGTTTTGACGCTGCCGATCCCGCTGCGGTGCTCGCCTCGATCGAGCTCGGCGTCGATGAGTTTCTCCGCACGCGCGAACCGTTTATCGTTGGACTCTCGGCGCTGCCCCGCCTGGATCGCGTGACGCAGGGCGCGGTCGGCGGTGTCGTGAACGAGGTTGCAGAATCGAACGGCGCAACGGTGGCCTCGGTCACGCTGCGGCGGTTCGGCATCGTGATCACGGAATACACGCTCACGCGCGGCGAGCTCGCGAAGCTCGGCACCATCACTCCAATCTGAGAAGGACTCGACGAAATGGCACTCATCCCCGGCGCCCGATACCCCGCGCAAACGGACGTCGCTGCCGCCTATCCGCAGGGCAAGGCACGCAACGCGACGACCTTTCAGGACGGCTCGGGCACGCCGCTCGAGCGCGACTGGGTGAACGATCTATGGGGCTTTCTGCAATCGCTCCTCGCGAGCGCGGCGATCATACCGAGCGGCTCGCCCGACGAGGTCGGCGCGAGCCAATACCTCGCGGCGGTGCAAGCGATCGCGGAGGCGAGCGCGGCAGCCTCGTTTGCCCGGCTCGATCTCGCGCTCCTACAGTTGCGACTGATCGATGATGCGAACCCCTATGCAGACACGGCGGCCTCGCTCGGCATCGCGCGGCAATCGAACGGCACGCTGATCATTGTCAAGGCGGGCGCGAGCGATGTGCACCGCTTCAGCGAGTCGGACGATTCCGGGCAAGGGGGCATCGGCACGATCACCTCGATCACGTCACTGGTTACGGACATCGCGATCACGACGGGGCGCACCGTCGTGATCGGCACGGGTGGCAATCGATGTTGCTTCAGTACCAATTTCGGAACGAGCTGGAGCGCTGGATCTGACCTCGGGGCAACGCCCGATCGCATCATATACAACACGACGCAAAGCCGCTTTCTCGTGTCGTTCGCGGCGGGCGTCAACGTGGCGCAGGACGTCGATGCGGCCTCGACGTGGACGAATGCTGCGACGACGTTGAATAGCGCGCAAGGCGGCCTCGCGAATTTCTCGAACGGCGACACGCTCGCGTGCGGCCTCGATGGGTCGGCCGCCGTCGCGATCTCGCGGTCGACAAACGGGGGAACATCCTGGGCGGTAGCGCCCACCGTGCCGAACCCTTCCGACTATGCCGACAGCGGATGGATCGATGGCAACGGCGGCACGACGATCTGGCACGTGGGCGCGATCACCGCGGTGCCCGGGCAGGTGCGGATCTGCTCGACCGACTCGACGCTGAATTGGCAGCTCGTCTCGACGGTCGCAATGGGGATCACGCTCAGCGGCAAGCCGCGGATCCTGGTTGATAACTTTTTCAATGTGATCGTCCTCCTCGGCGCTTTCAGCTCGGGAACGGTTGCCATGGTCAGCCGCGACGGTGGGGTGACCTGGAGCTCGCGAGCGTTCTACAAAATCCGCGCGCTCAATTCGTTCGGCTTGGCGCAGGGGCGCCTGTTCTCGAGCGTGAGCGGCGAGCTCTATTCAACGATGCAGCTGGGCACCTAAGCGCGCGCGACATGTTCACGACGTTTCAACATTTACTCCCGCGCGCGCTCGCGTGGCGCACGACGATCGCGACGAGCCTGCGGCGCTACATCGCGGGCCTCGCCGCGTTTGCCGGCGACGTGCGCACGTTTATCGATCTGGTGTACCTCGATCTGTTCCCGCCCTCGACTCGCGAGCTCGCGGCATGGGAAACGGAATTTGCGCTGCCCGGCACGGGCACCGAGGACGATCGACGGCTGCGCCTCGCCGCGGCCTGGCGCGCGCAGGGCGGGCAGTCGCCGGACTACCTGCAAAGCGTCGTGCAAGCGGCAGGGTTCACGACCGTATTCGTATACGAATGGTGGAGCAGCGGGCCGCCGTTTGTCGCTCGCGATCCGCGGAACTATACGACGCGGCCGCTCATCGGTGTCTACCAGTGCGAGGCGACCTCGCCTTGGCAATGCTTCAACCCCGGGCCCGGGCAGCCGCTCGCGCCGCACTGTGACGATCACCTCGCCAATGAGCCGGGCTACATCGTCAATCTCGATCTCACGCGGCGCGCGCCGCCGAACGTGCCCGACGATCCCGCGTTCTGGCCGTACTTTCTCTACTTCGCGGGCGAGGCATTCCCCGAGCTCGCGACCGTCGATGCCACGCGCATCGATGAGCTAAAGGAATTGCTCCTCACGATTTGCCCCGCGCAACAATGGATCGTGCTGATGGTGGATCCCATCGAGCCGATCGAGGCCGCGGGCGAGGGATTTGGATCGGGCCCGATGGGTACCGTGGAGTTAGGAATTTAGACATGGCGTCTCGAATCAAGATCAGCCAAGCGGGTTTGTCGGCGGGCGTCGCGGGGCGCTCGCGCACCGATGGCCTCGCCACCGGCGCGCTCGTTACCCTCGAGGACGTGAGCGGCACGGGCAGCAGCACATTCCATTTGCTCTGGGTTCCCGTCGAGGACACGACCGCGATCGGCTCGCTCGCGGTCACCGGTGATCCGGACATCTGGACGTTCTCGCCGATGGCTGCGGCATACGGCAGCTATGACATCGAGCTGCGCGTTGACGGCGTGCCGTTCGAGCGCCGGATCTTTGGCATCCGCACGCCCGCAAATCAGCTGCTCATCCCCGCGCTCAACGAACGCGCGAGCCGGCACGCGAACCGCCTCAACGCCGGCGCCGATCAGATCGAGCTATGCGAGCAGAACGCAAATGATTTCCCGCTCGCGGTGCTCAATTCGTTCCGCTACGCGGGATGGTGGCGCTCGCTGTATGAGCTGTACCGCGTGGTCGAGTTCGGCATCGGCAGCATCGCAAACAATGCGCTCGCGCTGATCAAGCTGGCAAAGCAACCCGCAAAGTCGGTGCTCGTGAACGCCACGAACGCGACCGCGGACGTTACCGCGCTCGCCGGCTCGGCCGCGCTGCAATACTTGCGGGTCAACGCAGCCAACACCGGCCTCGAAATGGCCGACCTCGCGAACCCCAACACGATCAACGTATCGTCGACCGCGGGCGCGCTCGGTGTAGTGGACATCTCCGCTTTGCAATGCGGGGGCGTGGTCGCTTTCCAGTCGGTCACCGAGGCGTCGATCGACGGGTTCACGGCCAAGCCTGAGGGGTTTTGGTTTGTCGTTCACAACCGGGATGCGGCGACGAGCGACGTGATCACCCTGCTCGAGAATTTGGGCAACACGACGACGAGCATGCGGACGCCCGACATTCGGGATCTCAGGCTCTACAAAAACGATTCGGTCATGCTCATCTATTCGAGCAGCCGTTGGCGTTGCGTCGTGCCGCACCATCGCCTCTATTTCACGGGCATCGATGCCGTTACGTGGGCGGCGCAGGAAAACAACCACGCGCGCACGAGCCGTGGACAGAACCGGATCCGCGTGACCTTGACGGGCAACCAAACGCTCACCGGCGTCGTGCCCGACGCGAGCACGAGCGGCAGCGCGAACGGCGAGATCCTTTGCATCGAGAACATCGACACCGTCGACACGCTCACGATCGCGCAGGCATCGACCTCCTCGACGGCGGCGAATCGTTTCAACCTGCCGAACCAGCTGCCGATGCAAATCCCGCCGCAATGCTGCGCGCTGTTTTTCTACGACGACACGAGCCAACGCTGGCGACTGCTCGGCTCGATCCCGACGCCGCAGCAGGCATTGAATCTCACACAGACGACCGCTCAGACGGTCACGAACGCGACCACGAATCTCACCGCGGGCGCGCTCACGGTGCCGAAAGATTCGCAATACGCCGGCGCGGAGTATCTGTTCTCAGGCCTGATCCATACCTCGCGCGGTGCCACGGCGACGGCCGCAAACGTGATCGTCGAGCTGCTCGTCGGCGGCGCGGTGATTCGCACGCTCACGATCGCCACGACGACGACGAGCGGGCACCTCGGCTCGGCGAGGATCGAGGGGCGGCTCACCTGCCGCACGACGGGCGCCGGCGGTACCGCAATGGTCAGCCTGAGAGTAGACGACTCGATCAGCAATGCCTCGGCGACTCCGAACGGTAACCCGCTGCTCGTGCGCCACGACCCGATCCCGGCGACCACGGCGGCCGCTGCAACGACCGTCGACACGACCGTCGATCAAACGCTGGAGGTGCGGGCCCGCTTCGACACCGCGGTCGCAAACCTCAGCATGCACGCTTACCACTTGACGATCCGCAGGGAGCGGTGAGCGTGACCTCGACGAATTTCGAGCGCGCGATCCCGATCCTACTCGAGGAGGAGGGCGGCCTAGTCGACAACCCCCGCGACCCGGGCGGCCTCACGAACTACGGGATCTCGCAACGCTCCTACCCTCACGTGGATATTCGAGCGCTCACGCGCGCGAGCGCGGCCGCAATCTACGCGCGAGACTTCTGGCCCGCCTGCGGCGCGGACAAATTGCAGTGGCCGCTTTGCCTGTTTGCGTTCGATCACGGGGTCAACGCGGGCCCGGTCGCCGCGATCAAGTGTTTGCAGCGCGCCGCCCACGTGAACGACGACGGGCACCTCGGGCCGCTCACGCTCGCCGCCGTCGAGCGTGCGGAGCTGCGGCGGGTCTGCCGCCAATACAACGTCGAGCGCTGCCGCTACTACATGAGCCTGGGCGGGTTCGCGACGTTCGGCCTCGGATGGCTCGGGCGTGTCGCGAGCGTGGCACTCGCGGCCGGCTGGCAATCGTGACCGGGCAGCCGTGGCACTACTGCGCCGGCGGGGCAAATCGTCACGCATGCAGGGGTGACTGTTGCTCGATGCGACATTGCCCGGCTCGGCGCACAATCAAGCATGCCGACCGATCCGGTTCCGTGGGTTCTCGGGGGGGTAACAATCTGCTCGCTCGCGCTCAACGTCTGGCTCGAGCATCGTTTTTGCCGGCGTGAAACCGCGCTGCGTCTGAAGCTCGGCGCCTGCCGCACGTCGCTCGAGGCGTGCGAGAACGAGCGCGATCACATGCGCCGGCAATTCAACGCGCAGGGTGTCGAGCTCGCCCAATACCGCAGCCATTTCCCCCCGGACCGGCGTTTGACCCGGGTGTTTACGGGCATCCCCGAGCCCGACAACGAATGAGCTTGACGGCCGGGCCGTCTCGCCCGATCATTCCGCCACATTGAAGACCCGGCGACCGTAACGCCGCGAGTGCCTCGCAAGCCTCGCGGCGCCTTCCTTTTGTGGGTCTGAATTTGGGGGTGAGTGGCACGCGCGCTGCGCGGGCGCATGCTTGCGTGTATGCGGAACCCGAAAGGCCCGCCCCCGCTGCCCGTCGAGCCGTTCCCGCTGCCCTCCGCGCAGCCGGCGCGGTCGCGCGCGAGCACGCTGCCCGGCCTCGCGCCTCCGCCCCCTCCGCCCCCCCTCAGCTCGCACGAGCTCGGGCAGGTGCGGCGCGAGCTCGCCTACTTTCGGGTGTGGCTCGCCGGGCAGCTCGACCGGATCCCGTCCGCAGCCGGCGCCGTACCGGCGGCCCCCCGCCCCCCGTGGGGCCCGGGCGGCCGCCGGCGCGAGCTCGTAACGGCCGCCGCGGGCGCTGCCCTGGCGCTGCTCCTCGCCCTGGGTAGCGCCGCGGCGGCCCTCCGCTGGCCTGCCTACGGGTGCCTAGCGGCCCGCGCTGCCCGGCTAGGCTCGCCGGCGCCGGCCTGCCCTGCGCGTTAAGGCGGCGCCGCAGCGCCTCAAGCCTGGAGCGCTGGAGCCGTTCCGGTGGGCATGACCCGCTGGATCGCCCCCCTCGCCCTGCTCGCCCTCGCCGCTTGCGCCGGCGAGGCGCCCGCCCCCGCGGCGAGCCACGGCCCCGCTCTCGCACTCACGCCCACAGACACCCGGTGGCTCGCACCTGAGGAACCGGGCTACGCGCAGCAGGTCGCTTGGGGCCTCGCGCTGCCCGCGGATTTCTCGATCGTCGAGCTCACGCCCGACGAGCTCCGGAACGTCGCCTGCGCGCGAGACGACGGCTCGCCGGCGCCCGAGCTCGTCGCCGGCTGCGCCCACGGTAGCGCGGTCGCGATTCGCAACAATCTGACGACGGCCGAACGCCGCGCGGTGCTGCTACACGAAATGGGGCACGTCCTCGCTCGCCGGCACGGGCACATCGAGGACGCCGTCGCCTGCCCGGTGGGCGCGCCCGGGCTCTACGTCATGTGTGCCGAGAGCGACGGCTCGATCGACTATCCCGCGCCCGAGGATTTCGATTTCGTTCTCGCCGCCCGGGGGTGAGGCACCATCCGATCGGCGCAGGCCGAGCACACCCCCTCGCGCGCCCAATAGCAGGGCTCGCCGGTGCGCTCGACGCATTGCGAGCAGTCGTTCTCTGTGCAGTCACACACCGCACACTGATCGGTGATCGGGTCGATCATCCGCAGCAGCTCGCGCACCTCGCGCGCCCACGTGATCGCGTTCGCTTTGTCGGTCGCCGGATAGCGCAACACATGCCAGCCGCGCAGCACCGCGGCGCGGTGTTTCTCGAGGTCGCGCCGGACGCCGTCGACCGTTTGATGCCTGCCCGTCGATCCCTTGCAAACGGGGCACGGCTTGCCCCCCGCGCGCCCGTCGATCTCGATCGCGATCTTGAATGTGGGGAACGCGAAATCGAATCGCCAATTGCGCGTCGGGTGAAACCAAAATTCCGTTTCGAGCGCGACGCCGGGCAGCGGCGGCAGCATGCGCCAGGCGAGCTCGAACGCGCGCTCGGCTAGAGAACGCGTGGCGCGGGCTCGAACCCGGCGGCGCGGATCTCCGCTTCCTGATCGGGGCTTAGCGGATAGCCGTACCCCCCTGCGGCCAGCCACTTTCGCTTTGCCCGATCCAGCCAATCTTTCATGCCCGCGTCGAGCAGGCTCAGGTGATACGCGGCCGCTGCCGACACGACTCGTTCGGTCGCTGCTTTGCGCGCCGCCCGCTCCTCGGGCGTGAGCTCGCGTGGCTTGACCGGCGGCCGCGGCATGTCGATCCCGCGAACGTAGTAGGCGCCCCGCGGGCACGGGATCGCCTTGCCGAACGTGTCGCCGTTGTCGGTCACGCATTCGATCTCCCGGGTGGCACGAGGCCGAGCGCCTCCGGCGTGATCTGAAAATCCGCCGACGGCGCCGGCGCGCCCGGGCTGCTCGCCTCGCGGACGGCGACGATCGCGGCCGACACATCGCGGTAGTTCAGCGTCAAGTGGTAGATGTTCCGGAGGCGCCCCCGGAGATCCGAGCAGCTCGCGCAAGCGCCGCCGGCGACGACGATCTCGAGGCCCGCCCTCGCGAGCAGCAGGCGCAGCAGACTGAGATTCATTCCACCGCCGGGCCACTGCAACAACCCGTCCTCGAACCGCACCGCGGTCGGATCGAAAGCGGACGGCACGAGCGCGCGTGTTGCCCGGATGAGGCCGAGAATGTTCTCCGCGAGGTCGCCCGCGCAAAGCAGCTTGTCGTTGCACTGCTCCTCGATGCGCTCGAGGAGCGCATGCGCGATAGGGGGCCATTTCATTTGCGCCTCACGCGCACGGGGGTGCGGCTCGCTGCGCGTGGCTTGGCAGGCTTGGCGGCTTTCTTTGCATACGCGGATCGGTCGTGCCGCTTGCTCGCGCCGCCGAGGTAGATGCGCACATCGGAGAGTTTCTCAGGCATCGGAAAGCGCGGCGGCAGCACGAGCTCCGGATGTTCTTTCGCATTCATGTACGCGAGCTCGGTGCGCGCCCAGTGCGCGACCCCGTGAAAAATCCCGGTGTCGATCGGCCACTTCTCGAGGCGCTCGATGCTTGGCACGAGAACGCCCTGGAGCACGACCGCGAGCTGGCCGTGCAACGTTTCGTGATCGCGCGCCGCGGGATACTTCGACTCGAATGGATCGGTCGGCGCAATGGCCATCGGTAGCGTGCCCTGCGGCGACTCGAATACCCGGCCCGTCCGGAGCTCGCGGCGCACATCGCGGAGGCGCGACTCGAGCTTTTTTTTCGCCGCGTTGAATCCCCGGGTCTCTCGCCGGCGACTCTCGATTGCAGCGATTAGGTCGTCGCGCTCATCATCGAGTTTCTCGCGGAGCGCCGTCCGCTCCGCGATCTCCGCGAGTGTGAGCTCGCGCTCGACGTCGAAACTTTGTGTCATTGGTTTGGGTCTCCCTGCTTTGCTCGCTCGCGGGCGAGCAGCTCGCGCGCGGCGCTTGTGAGTGTGATCCCGCGCGCCGATCGGGCATGCCGCACGAGCATCCCCTTTGCCTCGAGGCGTGAGAGATATTCGTCGATCGACTGTCGGCTATTCGGACTCAATCCGAGCGCGATCGTGAATTCGCGAATCGTGGGCGGGAACCCCCGCTCCTCGATCGAGCGCTCGGTGATTTGCAATACCTCGAGCTGCCGCGGTGAGACCGGCGTGCCGCCGGCGCGCGCGCTGATCGGGGCGCTCACGGCTCACACACCCAGTCGTTGCAGCCGTTGAGGTCGAGGTCCTCCTCGACATCCTCGCCGTCGGGCCCGAGCGCGTCGAGCAGCTCATCGGCCTCGCCGTCGTCGCCGTCCGGTTCGAGCTCGATCACGCGGCACCCCCGCAGGCTTGCCGCTGCTCGGCCGCCCTCACGATCAGCGCGGCGAGCTGTACCCGGATTTCGTCGGCACTCAGGGCCGCGATGCCCGGCGAGCTGCGGATCTGCTCGAGCAACGGCTCGAGATCGACGCCGCTCTCGGCAGCGAAACGCCGGTGTTCGGCGCAGGGTTCGAGCTCGCGCGCATCCCGGATCGTGCTTGCCAGACTTCGCAGAGATTTTTTGGTTGGGTTGGAGAGGGTTGGGGAGGGATGCGCGCCCGCCCGCGTAGGCGCATGCGCGCGCTCGCCCTCGCGCGGGCGCCCGCTCGCGTGTGACGTCGCGCCCGTGTCACGCTCGCTGTCACGCTCGCTGTCACGCTCGCTGTCACGCTCGCCCGGTGTGACACCCCCCGGCGGTTCGAGTGGCCCTGCGGCGGGTAAGACGCCCTCGCCCTCGGGCAGCGCGAGGCGCTTGAATGCGGCGAGCTCGCGGCGCTTGTTCGCGCGGTGGGTCTGCTGCCGCACGCGCGCCTTTTCCCGGCGCAGCTCGATTTCCTCGGGCGACACCGAGTGATCGCCATAGTCGTGCATTTGCCAACCGTGCTCCGCGACCTCCACGAAACCTTTCCCGCGCTCGCCCCCGGGCAGCAGGCGCCCGCATTCGATCAATGCCTGGAGCGCCTTGCGCGGTCGGCGCGGCACTCCAGGCAGATCGTCGAGGACCTCCGCGGGCACAAAGCCCTCGGTGTCCGGGTGTTGCGAGCAGTAGCATTTGAGGGCCAGCCACATCGCGATCGCATCGCTGCCGCCGAGCTTGACCGCTCGTCGCCATTTTTCCCCGCCCACGAATTCCTCTTTGATGAGGATCATTCCTAGTGCCTCCCTGCCCCGCTCGCGCGGGGCGCCGAACCCGTGCCCCCGTTACCCCGTCGTCGTCTTGCCCAGCCGACTAGCGCAATCCGTGATCGCGTAGTGCACGGCTTTCTCGCGCCCCGGTTGCACGCGCATCCGTGCCAGCTTCGGATCGCGTTTCATCGCCTCGATGATTTTGTCGAGCTCGACGAGCTCCGATTTGTCGACGCTTACGTGAATCGTTTGCCGGTGGTCGTCGGGCAGCTCGGCAGTCGGTCTAGGTTTTCGTCCCATCGTGTCTCTTCTCCTAACGAGGCGTCGAATCGTGCGCGTTGCCTCGATCAGTTGTTGTGGATCCATGCGCCGGCGCGGCGGCGCGTTGCGTCTACGCATGCTGCGGCATCCCCCGGGCGCACGCGCGGTAGTGCGCTTCAGCCTCGCCCAGGGTGACACCGAGCTCGCTCAACGCCCTGCCGCAGCTTTGGCAAGTGACCTCGATGTGTCGCGCCGCCGGCGCCGGCGCGAGCTCGTGCGGATGGTGCTCGCACGCGCGCTCGCCCGTCGGCAGCGGCACGTGCAACGTGCGGCACTTGCACCGCTCGCAATAGTCGACGGATGCGACCGTGATCAAAGCCCGCACTCCTTTGCCCATTCGAGGAGCATGGCCGTCGTCGTCTCCGGATCGTGCGCCGGGCAACCCCACGCGCAGCGCCAATCGCGCTCGCCGCTCTCGGTGCCATCGCTGATCAGGGATAGCGGCGCGCGCCGGCGGCAGCATTCGCACTCGCCGATTTCGTCGGCCACGTGGGCGCCGATCAGCGCGGCGACGGCCTCGGGCAGGCCGCGTAGTTCGGCCTGGAGTGCGCGCGGGATCACGCCCGTCCGGATCCATTCGCCCCAAGGCCCGCGCGGCAGGTGCTCGAGCTCGCGCGCCGCCCAGGCCTTGATCGTCGCGTCGAATGCCGCGCCGGGCGACTTGCTCAACCGGGAATACTCCTCACGAACCGCGCCCGCGAGGTCGCGCATCCCCTCGACGATCCCGGGCTGCGCGTGGATTTCGTCGACCTGCCCGCTCCAGCGCTCGAGCAGCGCGGCGGCCCGTAGTGTCGGGTTCACGCGGGCACCTCCGGAGGCGCCTCCGGAGACGGCTCCGGAGGCTCGCCGTAGAGACCGATCCCGAACCATTCCGGCCGCTCGACGATCAGGATCTCGATCGTCTCGTCGGGCGTGAGCTCGACGTTACTCGTGATCTCGCATTTCCACACTCGCGCCTCCGCGAGCAGCCCGCGCACGACGGCCTCGAACGCGGGCAGATGTTTCGCGAGCACATCGATCGCGAACATCGGCTCGTCGCCCTCGGGGTGCCCGTGCTCCTCATCATCGAGCGCCTCGGTCGCGGCATCGAGCGCTCGCTCCGCGGCCTCCAGGATTTCGCCCGGGCTGTGTAGCTTCAGGCTGTAGGCGCTGACCGTGATCGTTCCCATCTCGCGGATCACCTCCTCGGTGGGGCGCTTGGGTTCGAGGCGGTGATGGTTCTCGACGCAAGCCTCGAGCGCGCTGATCGGATCGGTGTACTGCAACACCTCGGGATCGACGCAATCCCAGAATTTCGCCTCGATGCCGTTGAATTTGTCTCGTGCGGTCATTTGCTGATCTCCTCGGTTTGCGCCCTGTAGAGCTGCTCGCGGATGCGATTCGCCTCGCGTAGTTCCTCGAGTACTTCCGGCGCGTCGGGCGGGTGCGCGTCGTAGTAGCCCGCGCGCGTGCGAGCAGCCATTGCATCCATATGCCCGATGCAAAGGCGCTGCTTACCCGGCTGCGGCCCGGGCTCGTGACACATGAAAGGCTCCGCAGCGTCGAGCAGCGCGCGCCGGAACCGCGTGAGGCCGCGATCGACCTCGTCGCCCGAGGCCTCGGTGCCCTGCCGATAGGCGCACGTCGCGCACCGATCGCCCGACGCCCACCGTAGGTAGAGCCGGCGGCGCTGCCGATCGCGGCGCTCGCGCGCCGCGGCGACGAGCTCGCGCATGCTGCGCGTCACTGCCGATCCCCGCATCGCTCGCAACGGGCGGGCAGGTAGCGCGCCGGGATCCGCCACTTGTGAAACCCGAGCTTGCAAAGCAGGCGCCCGATCAGCGCGGTCATTTGCGCGCCGCCTTGCCGGCCTCGATCGCCGCCTGGATCGACGCGCCCCGTTCGGCGGGATACACGAGCCACCGCACGAACGACGGGCTTTTTAGGTGCCCGATGCCCCACCGCCGCAAGCCTAGTTTTTCGGCGTGCCGTGCCTGCGCGCTGGAGCCGTCGCTGCCGCTCCAGCTCGGCAGCAGCAAGATCCCATCGCACCGCCCAAGTAGCTCCAGGCATCCCGCTCGCCAAAATGCCTCGGGCAACGTGCCGAATATGCTGCGCCCTAGCGAGTGCGGCACGACGGGCATGCCACCGAGCTCGGCCACGCGCAGCGCGACGGCCTCGGCCTCGTGTACGTTGCAAGCGATCTGCCATGCATTTGCGCCCGCGAATTTGCCCGCGATGAAAACCAGTTTCATAGCGCCGCAAGTGCCTCGTGATAGGCGCGCGTGAGTCGCGAAAACCGCTCGGTGCTGCCGCCGTGGTCCGGGTGCTCGGTGCGCGTGAGAACGCGCAGGCGCTCGGTGAGTTGCTCGCGAGTCGCGGTGCGCTTGACCCCGAGCACGCTCCAGGGGTCAATGCCCGTCGATTCGGGCAGGCGCGCGAACCCCGCGAACGCGCGATCCTGGAGCTCGCCGGCGCCGCAGCGCTTGAGGCCGCGAATGCAGTCGACGGCCATACCGATCGCGCGGACGTTCTCGCGGACGGTGTGCCAGTGGTCGCACGGGATCACGCGCGGCGCGGGGTTGCCTTTGGCGTCGCGAGCCGTCCAGTAGGCGGCGACGCCGGGATCGGCGATGCGCTTGTCACTGTGATCGCCGCGATACATCGTGCCGTCGCTGCGCGTGGGTACGTTGCTCGAGATGATGATGTCTCGCCCTCCGGATAGCTTGATACTGCTGATCAGGTCGCTGATCGCGGCGTCCGTTTTGATCTTGTAGGCGCTGCTCGCGCGGAATTTCGTGCGCGCCCAGCCGTCGGGCCAGCACAAAGGAAATGCCTTGATCGAGTCGTCTGTTTTCATAGCTCCGTATCATCCTCCTCGACGCAATCGAACGCCGGCGCCGGCGGCGCAGTATCCTCGCGGCAGGCCGCGCACCATCGCGTACCGGCGTCGCCGGCGGTGAGCTCCGACATGCGAAAGATCTCGCGGCAGCCGTCGCACTGCTCGGGGATCCATGCATCATCCTGCAAAACGACAGCGCTGATCGCCGCGAGCGGGATCACGACGGCGCCCGCGAGCACCGCCCGTCGCTGTAGAAACTTCCCTGTTTCTTTCATTGCCCTGCTCCCTGTTGTTTGGCGGAGCCGCCCTTGATTCACGCCCGCCGGCGGTACCGCGCGAACCCATCGGGCTCGTCGTTGCCATCCCAGCCGATCGCGGCCCGCCAAGCGGCGTCCGCGTCGGAGAAATCGTACACGTCCTGCCCCTTGCCATCCTCGATCACGAGGCAAAGCGCTCGCCGGTTCGCGATGCGGATCGGCCATAGCGAGAGCGAGCGGCCGCGCGCGAGCTTGCGCCGGGCGAGGCACGAGGTGCCGGCGCGAAACCGATCCTCCGCTTCCCACGCGAGCGCGATGATCTCGCCCGGCTTGACGTCGCGCTGTCCCATCAGACCCCCCCGGGCGCGAGGCATAGCTCGCACTTATCACCGGTCGCCGGCCATACCGCGCCCTCGCAACACTCCGAGCAGACCCCGGCGCGGGCGTCGCAATGCTTGCACGGAATGAATGGATCGCCGCCGGCGGCCATCAGCGAAGCGTCGGGCATCGAGGTCAGCCAATGATGAGCCTGCCCGATGCATTCGAGGCAACGGCGGCAGGCCGCCCCCGGCGCCGGCGCGAACGACGAGCAGCGATCGGGCGAGGTGAGGATCCAGGTCGCGCGGTCCTCGGCATCCGGTGGGAACGGGCAGCGCGTGTGCCGCACGTCGAGCCGAACCCACGCGCCCGGCTTGCCCCACCGCTGCCGAACGACCGCGCCCCACGCGCCGACGGGATCGCCCGCCCAGTCGCGGAGGACGTAGACGCGCTGCCCTACGTCGAGACGAGCAACGCTCACCGCGCCCCCTTGCTCGCTCGCCGGCGCGGCGTGGGTTTCTTGCGCCCCGCGAGCTCGCGCGCGGCGGGCAGCATTGCAACGATGTACGTCGCGGCGTTCGCGGCCTCCTCGGCAGCCATCTCGAGCGCCTGCGCCGGTGTCTCGCCCACGCCCGGGTAACGATCGCCGCCGATCCGGAGGCGCGCATGCCACGCGGTTTTAGGGCGGTGTACTTTCCACTCCGCGACGCGATCGGGGGCGACCTCGATCGGCTCGCTCGAGTAGAACCCGCCCGGCTCGTTCCCCTCCGGAGGGTAGAATTTGATCCCTCGCCACGAGAACACCTCGTGCCCAGGATCGCCCTGCCCGTTGCGCGCGCTCACAGCTCACCTCGATCGCAGGCATCGTGCGCGAGGACGATCGAGGCGGGCCAGACGAGCGCGAGGAATAGAACCCCGAGCCATCCGATGCGCGGGGGGCGGGGCGTGAGCAGCACGCCCGCGTAGCAGACCGCGCCCCCGAGGTAGGCGGCGAGTGCCACGCTCACCAGAGCCCCCAAGCACGCCCCGCGCCGGCGAGGCACAACGTCCAGCCGCAGGCGGCGACCACGATCACGATCCAGGGGCGGCGCGGTCGCCGCGTGAGGAACATCCCGCATGCGACGGAGCCGAGAAACCAAACCACGGTCACGAGGCACCCCCCTTGCGCTGCGCGCGCACGACCTCGAGCCGGACCGGCTCCGGAGGGGCAGCCCGGGCGGCCGCGGCCTCGTTCGATAGCCGGACCCGCTCGGCCTCGATCAGTGGCTCCAGGGCCCGGGCCGCCGTCCAGTTGAAATCATCGCTTGCCCGGCGGTGCGCGGCCTGGAGCTGCCCGAGCAGTGTCACGGCTGGCCGTGACACCTCGCCGTTTCCGGTCGCGTCTGGCGCAGGCGCAGGCGCCGTTCCCCCGGGTTTTGTTGCTTCCGGTCGCCCGGGTTCGGATTTAGGTTCCAGCGCCCGAAAGGCTTGGGGGTTCGAGTCCCCCCTCGCGCACACAGCAGTAAACAGGCTGGTTTCGACGTTTGCAGCGACGGCCCGACACTGCTGCTCGCCGGCGGTGTCACGGCTGCTGTCACGGCTGGTCCAGCGTGGGGCGGTTTCGCTCGCGCCCGCGCCGGCGCACGCGCCGCACACGAACGGCCCGCCGTGGCTGAAATCCGTGCCCGTGCCGCCGCAGGCCTCGCACGGGTGGACTAGATCCGCGCCGGCGGCGCCCGCGTAGTCCACCGAGGCCTCGCGCTGCCCGTGGGCGCCCCGCTGCGGCGTCCGGCGAGGGCGTGCGAGCGAACGGGCAAGCCGCTCGCCCCCGCGCCGCGTCGCCGCCGCGAGCGCGACCGCGAGGGCGTCGCCCGATCGCTCGCCGTTACCCGGCCCGACGGGCGCACGTAACGGCGAGGTAACAGGTGCCTCGCCCGGGGCAGCCGTAGCGTCGAGGCCATCACTCCCCGCCGGCGCTGCCCCGGGTTCGGCGGCGACCGCAGCGGACACCGGGGGGGGTGTCTCGCCGGCGGCCGCGCTCGTTTCTTGCGCGGACGGAATTGACGATTGCGTCAATTCGCCGATCGCCTCGATCGTCTCACCGCTGCAGAGCTCGAGCACGCGGCGCCCGGCGACGAGCTCGCCGCGCACATCGATGCCCATGGCTTGATCGAGCGGCAGGTACCGCGCGAGGCCCAAGTGCTCGATCGTCGCCTTGCTCCGATTGTAGCGCGCGATCATCGTGCTCGACTCGTGCCCGGTGTGTTGGCTGATCGTCTCATTGTCGACGCCCGACAGCTTGCACCAAGTCACGAACGTAGAGCGGAGGTCGTGCTCGCGCAGGCGCCGCAAGCGGCCATCGTTGAAGAGCAACCGGGCTCGCGTCGTGCCCGACTGCGCGACGTGATCGCGAACCCGCTCGGCCGCCTTCTTTAGGTTCGTGGCTCGCATCCAAGTAAAGGGTCCGTCGAGGTCGGGCCGCAGCAGCCGGAACGCCTCGAGCACCTCGCCCGTGCCCACGTTCAAAACAAAGTTCAGCGCGCGGCCCGTCTTACTCTCGGGCACGTCGAGCAGCCATCGGCCGTTGTCGAGCTGGCAAAGGTGTCGCCATTGGATGCGGAACGCCTCGCTGATTCGGAGGCCCTCGCGCACGATGAATCCCCAGAGCACGCGCCACTCGATCGCGATCTCCGCGCAGCGCACGAGCCGCACATACTCATCGGGATACAGAAACGGAAACACCGGCGCGCTCGACTTGGGCACGATCGGCAGCTTGCACACCGCCGACAACGGCCAGCCGGGGATGATCCGCAGCTCGCACGCGATCTTGATCACGCGCCGGCACACTTGCGCGTACGCTCGAAACGTCGAGTCTGTGTTGCAGTGCGCGCGCGCCGGGCGCATCGCGCGCCAATAGTCGTCGTCGTTGAACGTCGCGAGCGGTACATCGGCGATGTACTTGCACAGAAATTCCACGCGGGGCTCGTCGGTACTCTCGCCGCTCGACTTGCGATAACCCGCGTTCGGATACTGCGCCGCGAGTTCCTGTTTGCACCAGGCCCGCGCGAGCAGGCCCCACGTCGAGTACTTCGCGACGGCCTCGCTCGCCGTCTCGCTCGGGCGGCTCATCACGACATTTGCGGCCGCGATCGCGAAATTGAATTTCTCCGGATCGCTCGCGACGGCGCCCGCCTTGCGCATCAAAAACGCGGCCTGCGCCCCGCGATCGACGGCGACGAGCGCGTCGCGCATCGCCACGATATCGGCGAGGCGCGCGCGAGCGAGCGCGCGGCGCGCCTCGGGCGAGCCAAACGATTCGTCGATCCGGATCCGCAAGCGGAACTGTCGGCGCTCGGCGAGGTTGCCCGCCGCGTCGCGCGCGCTGCCCGCGCTGATCGAGACGGAGAACCCACCGGCGACCTCGCGGAGGCCCGCTTTGGATCCTTGCTTGCGCGGGCCCGGGCGCCCCGCGGCCTCGGGCGTCACTCGATTGCGTTTTCTGACCATGGCTACCCTACGCTCCCTGCGCCGTCGTCGCCCTGCTCGCGCGGCACTTGCCGGGCGATGTCCTGCTCGAGCAGATCGGCGCTGCGGCGCAGCAGGCTGATCAGTTCCTCGCACCGCTGCCGATACTCGTCGGGCGGCAGCAGCCCGACGACGAGCGGCATGCCCCCCGTGCCGAGATGGCCGTCGACCACGAAGCAATAGACGGCCGCGCCGCCCGTCGTGCGCGCGAATTGCACGATCGCGGGCGTGTATTTCGAGAACGCGCCGGCCATCAGCGCCCCACCTTGCCGCGCAGGCGCGCCCACGTGTAGCGGATGCGCCATCCCCACCGCTCGCGCCACGACCACGACTCGAACCGCATCAGCGCCTCGCGCTCGAATGCATTGAGCGGGCCGTTGAGAACAAACAGGTTTGCGCCCAACGGTTGTTGCTCGTCTCTCGGTGCCATCAGTTCCTCGGTCCGTTGCCAAGCACCATCCGCGTCGGCCAAGCCTCGGTCGGGCGTGGCTGCGGTTTCTCATCGAGCTCGCGCTCGAATTCGCGTGAGTCGTGCGCGCGGTCGACCGCGACGCGCACGATAAATGCGGTGAGCTTGACGCCGGCGTCCGTCGCGCCTTCCCACACACGGCACTGGGTGCCGTTGAGCTCGACGATCTGGCTCGTACTATGCAGCGTGATTTTCATTGCCCCGATCCTTCCTTTGCAGGCTCGCCCTCGGGCCGCGGCCCGTGCCGCAGCAGTGCGCCCGCCTCGAGCTTCGCGAGCAGCCGGACCACGTTCGAGTGATCGATCGTGCGCCATTCGATCGCGCGCGCGCGCAGATTGTCGATGTACGCCCACGTGTAGCGCTCGGGCGGGTCGTACGCGGGCGGGTCGAGCTCGTCGGGCATGGCTCAACCCTTGACCGCGCGCAGGCCCGCGATCGTATCGCGCTCGAAATCGTTGAGCTCGCGCGTGCGAGACTTGGCACCGCTGCCGCCCTTGCCGGGCGGGCCGTCGCCGCCGGCGGCCACCGGCGCGCCCGCGCTGCCGCGGCCGCGGCCGCCGGCGAGCTCCTCGCGGATGGCATCCGGCGTGAGGAGGTAGTTACGGCCCGACTGCCCGGCGCCGCCCTCGCCATTGGCGATGCGCCGTTTGACCGCGGCGCGATGCCTGCGCGGCCCGAGCTCGCTGTCGTGCTGGTTGATCATGCGCCCGCGCGCGGCATTCATTCGCTCGGCGATGCGATCGGCGAGCGCATCGAGGTAGGGCTCGATGGCCTGTAGTACGGCGCTATTTACTGGGCTCGCCGATGGCCCGTGGTCGTCACTCATCGCCCCGTTACCCCGCTGGATTTGCTGCCGCGCCGGATTGCGCCTTTCGCTTGAGTGCCGCGATGCCGATCGCGGTCACACAAAACACGGTGTCGCCCCCCGACAGATCCGACGGCTCGCGACTCACACGCATGAGCTCGCGCCCGATCAGACCTTGAATCGTCGCCCAGTCGTCGTGAGACGGCCCGGCGCAGTAGTGATTGCGATGCAACGGCCAGCGCGATTGCCAGCCCGTCGAGTGCTCGAGCACGTCGCGCTCGCGCGCGGTGAGCTCGCCGGCGCGAGCGGCGAGCTCGGCCTCGCCCACGATCGCCGGGAAGATCGGAGCCGACTCCGCTACGGCTCGGCCCGAGGTGCCGATCGCCTCGCGCATCCGCTCGCAATTGCCGCAGCGGTCGCCCGTCTCGACGTTGCCCAAATTCGACACCGTGTTGGAGCGCGGCAGCGGGCCCGTCTGACCGCATACCGTCCGGCGTCCGACGGCGCCCCATGCCCATTCGTGAAATCGCGGGCGGTATTTCCTCACGACGGCGCCCCCCCTTTGGCTTTGAGCTCGGCGAGGTATTCGAGGCGCCCCCGGAACGCGCGCGCGGCCGCGTCGAAAAGTTCCTGGCTGGTTTGCGCGATCACTACGCGCCCGTCGGGCAAGTTCAGCCGGATCGCAACGCTCGCCTTGCCGCTCGCCATGCCCCCGGGCAGTAGCGCGACCTCGATGTGATCGATCTCGATGATCTGATCGGCGGCTATTTTCTGCTCGAGGTCGGGCCAGCTGGCATCGCCCTCTAGTTTGATGATGAGCGCGGGCACGTGGGTTCAATCCTCCGGAAATGCGTGAGCGTGGTAGGCGCGCGAGAGCGCGGGCAGGGTGTCGCTTTCGAGCGGGGCATACAGGTGCACCGTTCGCGCGCCGGCCTCGGCCTGCTCGAGCTTGCGCGGCAGCACGAGGATCGATTTGCGATCGCCGAGCAGCAGGTCGCGGCAGTAGGTGAGCTCGGCTGTCGTGGGCGGCGCGGCGCGCCCGGTGATCGCGAGGTGCGCCCAAAGCTCGCCTTGCCAGATCTCGATCTCGAGGGTCGCGTGCAAGGGCGAGCTGAGGCGCAGCCGATACCACTTGCTTTGCTCGCCGTTGACCGTGAGCACGACACCCGGCGGCAGCGTCGCCGGCGCGAGCATCGCGAGCCACCGCGCCGCATCGCGAGCGCGACCGTGCGAGTGATCGCCCGCGCGCCAATCGAGCGCCGCCGTGCGGCGCAGGCGCACGCCCTCGCTCGCCTGCTGCGGTGCACACACCTCGTTCACCATCCCCGCCGACCTCCCACGCTTTGCCACCGAGACCTCCCCAAGAGTTGTGTCCAATACATGAAGCTGAACAGACGACACCATACCAATTCGACACATGTTGCGAGATTGGTAACCAGACATGCTACACGCGGCCCTTTCAAGCCGCTCGCGAAATGCTCTCGCGGATGATGTGCGGATGCCTCGCCGCGATGCGGAGCAGGGCGAGGCCCGAGCCAACGGGCGTCGTGCGATCCTGCTCCCAATTGCGCAACGTGCCGACGCTGATACCGAGCGCCGTCGCGAGCTCCGATTGCGTAAGCCCCACGTGAGCGCGCAGCGCCGCGACGTCGCCCGGCGCGAGCTTGCCCGCGATGATGCGCCGTCGCTGCTCGCGCGAGAGCGGCGCACGCTTGTCTGAAATTTCAGACACGCCCCCCGCGCCGAGGCGGTAGCGCCTGCCCGCGATCAGCGTGTTTGCCGGGATCGTCACGCTCGCCCCGCTGCCCGCGCCGCCCTGCCGCTTTCGCCTCGTTCGCTTGTCTCGCATGCTTTGCAGTCTACGCTAGGCGCGTAGCGATTGCACGCTAGCAGCGTAGCGCGGCCGCGGTCGTGCTATGGGGCGGTGAGGGAAGGACGGTGCGAGATGGCTACACCCGATGTGAGCGACGAAATCATCATGCAGGCACATTGCGACGGCTGGATCAATCGCCTGGGCGGCGCTGAACATCTGAGTATGCGCGAGCTCGGCGACGGGCGCGCGGTGTACCTCGATGAGCTGCTGTTTGACGGGCTGCGCCTCGGGATCGGGCGCGTGGGCGCTGATAGCTATCTCGATGTGTGGGACTACCAACTCGAGCAGGCGCGCGACGCCTGGCGCTCCGCGATCGCGTGGGACGGCGAGGGCGAGCCTGAGGGATGGTATCGGCACCTCCGGACGGGGCGACGGCGCCCGGGCGGCGATGCCTCGAAAGAACGCGTGGACGACGGCGCCCCCCCCGCGCTCTCGCATTGCCTCGAGTGCGGCGCGCCGGCGCACGACGGCGCTTGCGTCTACTCGGAGCCGATGGCCGAGCTGCTCCAGGTCGCCGAGCGCCTCGCGGGCGGGCCGCTGCCCGACGAGCAAATGGGCCCGTTCCTGCTGCTCGCTGCGGTCGAGCTCGGACACATGAGCGAGCAGGAGGCGCGCGACCTCGAGGCGTTCGCGGACGGCCTCGATGCTCGCGTGATCGAGGGCGAGCTCACCGCGGAGCAGGCGGGCAACATCGGCGCCGCGCAGGCGGTGCGCGACGGCGAGGCCATCTTACGGGCGCGAGCTCGCGCGCAGGGCGAGCCCGATGAGTGACCGCGAGCGCAAGGCCGTGCCATGTTTCGTGATCGAGGCAAACGCGCTCGTCGCCGGACGGCGCTACCTCCTGCCGCCCGCGGAGCTCGGCCCATGGCATACCGTGCCGTGGCTGCCCGACGCCGGCGGCGAGCAGCTATCGGGGCGCACGCTGCGCGCGGTGCGCCTCACCGCGAAGCTCGCGATCGAGACGGGCTGGAGCGCCGCGGCCCTCCAGGCTCGCCCGCAATGGCACGAGGCCTCGGTACCGGGCGCGCTCGTGCGCACCGCGGTGAGGCTAGGGCTCATTCCGTGAGCGGCGAGCCCAATGATGCGGTGCGCGCGGTCGAGCTCGAGCTCGAGCGCCGCCGCATTGCTGCCGCGATCGATAGCTGGTTCGCGCGGAGCTGCCGCGACTGGTCGCCTCGCGCCTGGACTCGCCCCGGCGTTCCGCGAGCGGATGCTCGATGCGACCCGCCGATCGCCACGCTGCTCGAGCTCAACGACGACCTCGACGCGGCGCCTCGCCCGATCGAGAACTGGCGCGAGCTCGCGTTCCGCCGCGCATCGCGCTACTCGTGCGGGATCGATCCGTTCCATTTCCGCGATCGATTTTGCACGCCCGGCTACAGTTTCGCCGCGGCGCGCCGATCTGATGGTTAGGGAGGGATGCGCGCCGAGTCCCGCTTTGGGACGTCTCGAAGCGGCGAGCGATTTGCGCGCTCTCGCTCCAGGTTCGGCGCGCGGTGCCGATCTGATGGGTATGAGCGACAACGCAGCACAGAAAATCCGCAACGACCTCCGCGCCGCCGGCTACGCCCTCCGCGCGTTCTCGATCCGCAGCTCCAAAACGGGCAGCGTGACCGTCGAGATCAAGGATGCGAGCATCGCCAAAGGCGAGATCACTCAAATCGCGTGCCAGCACGAGCAGATCCGCCGCGATGAGGCGACCGGCGAGATCCTCCAGGGCGGGAACACGTTCGTTTCGGTGCGCTACGCGCACGCGGCCCTCGCGGCCGCCGGCGTCGAGCTCACCGCCCGCCTGCGCGCCGGCGCGCGCGTGTTTGCCGGTGTCCACGTTGACGCGGACGGCGCCGGCGCTGCGCACACCTGGCATGTGTGGTCGAATGGATCCGTCGGGCGCCACTTGCGCCAGATCAGCCCGTACGGCGGCGAGGCCCTCGCGGAGCTGCTCGCCTCGCGCGGCGAGCTCGCCCTCGCGCTCTCGACCCCTGCGCCCGCCCCAGCGCCCGCCTGCGGCGCGTGCCATCGATTCCACGACCCTTGCGCCGATTGCTGACCCCGGCGCGCCTGCGCCCCCCCGAGCCCGGCCTCCGCGAGGAGCAGCCGGGCTCGCGGTCATTTCGGCAGGGCGTCGCGGATCGTTTGCGCGGCCTCATCGACGATCGGCACGGGCACCCCTTGCGACGCTAGAAAGTACTTTGCCGCAGCGACGAGCACGAGGCCGAGCACCGTCCAGATCGCCTTACGGCCGCGCTTGGCGGGCGCGGGCGAGGAGTCGGGCGCAGGGAACGGCGAGGGCATCGAGAACGGCGCCCGGTCAGACGGCGTGGGTTCTTTCGGCATAGCCCGAAATGTGACACCGCGGCCGCAGGGTGGCGAGGCCCGCGCTCCAGGGGTGACCGTGCCGTTCCGGCGAGCGATCTGATCAGGGTTGATCAAGGTCGGCCGCGAGCTGCCGATCTGATGGGTATGCACAACGCGACCCGCTTGACGACAGCCGCACACCCGGACTCACGTATGCAGCCGGGGGGCGACCTCTACCGACGCCCGCTCACCGCGAGCGAGTCGCCGCCGGCGCGATCGCGAAAGCGAACGGCACGCCCGACGTGCACGGCTTTACCGCCTACATCCTATGCAGCGCGATCGGTCTGTGACCGGCGCGCGCCGCCCGGCGCACATCGAGCCCGGCCTCCGCGAGGAGCAGCCGGGCTCGCGCCATTTTGGCCCGTGTCAATTGCAGACGGTTACAGCGTGTTACGTTGTGCAACGCCCCGTTACGGCGAGCGATCTTTCGCTGCGCGCTCCAGGTTCGGCGCGAGCCGTCGTTCTGATGGGTATGCACAACGCAGCAGCCCGCAACACCGTCTCGATCGCAACCCGCTCGCGCACGTTCTCGCTCCTCGATTTCCTGCTCGCCGGCGCCCGCGGCGACGCGGTGGCAACGCCCGCCGCAGCGTGCCCCGAGCTCGCCGTCGCCGGCGGCGCCTGCTGCGCGGGCAACGGCACGACCGCGAGCGCCTACCTCGCCCCCGAGCGAATCGAATGGTTCTACAGCGGCCCCACCTATGAGGGCTACCAAGCGCCCGTCACTTACGCGCGCCGCTGCCGCTACTAAGCGCCCCCCGGCGCACATCGAGCCCGGCCTCCGCGAGGAGCAGCCGGGCTCGTGCCATTTTTGCCGGCGTTTCCAATGGAGCTTTTCGGTACGTGCCGTTCCGGCGAGCGATCTCGCGCTGCGCGCTCCAGGTTCGGCGCGAGCTGTCGTTCTGATGGGTATGGCAACGACGACTTGGAAAAACGGTAAGACTGCAAAGGCCTGCTGCGCGTTCCCGCATGTGTGGGCGGCGATTCACGGTTGCACGGGCCGCGGTACCGCTTGGCGCTACACGGTCGGCCACTTCGGACGCCGCACCGTCGAGCACGCGTGCGAGGCCTGCAAGGCCGCTCGCGAGCGCCTCGACGCCCTGCGCGGCCCGGCGCTCACCGCCGAGCTCGAGCGCCTCCAGGCGGCCGCCGGCGTCGCGGATTACCGTCTCGCCGAGGTGCGCGTCGAAAAGGGCCGCCCCGTTCTCACCGGGCGCCTCGACGCCTACAGCGCCCGCGAGGCGCTGCTCGATGCGCTCACCGCCTGGATCGACGGCTACGGCCCGATCGCCCGATGCGTCGAGCTCATCATCGCGATCGATGCCGATTGCAGCGGCGAGGTCGCCCGCGTTTGCTCTCGCGCGCAGCGGGGCGAGCTCGCTGCCGCCTACCGCGCCGCGAAGCGTAGCGCGGCGTGAGCGGGCCGCGCTGCGGCGCCCCCCCGAGCCCGGCCTCCGCGAGGGAGCAGCCGGGCTCGCGTCATTTCGAGGCGTGCCGTTTCGGCGAGCGATCTGCCGCTGCTCGCTCCAGGTTTGCTCGCGAGCGCCGTTCACTATCATCGAGGGCAACGACGCGAGGGCGGCGACCCAAGGCCTAAGCCGGCGACGGCGCCCCGAAAGGGATAGGGCAGTCTCAGAGACAGCCACCGAGACTCAAAATCAGGCTGCGCCGCTCGCTCTCGCGGCAAATCGAGGATAGCCCCGCCGAGGCGATCAGTCGGCAAAGTGACGCCCCCGAGAAATCGGGGGCGTCGCCGTTTTGTGCTCCAGGTTCCGCGCGCGGTGCCGTTCTGATGGGTATGAGGGGCAGCGAGCGGCGGGAATACAAATGGCAGTTCAGTAACGTTTCCGCGCAGCGCGCCGAGGCCGCGCTCAACCTAGTTGAGGCGCAAACGCTGCTCCAGCGCATCGTGCCCGCGCACCTCCGCGAGGAGCCTGAGGCCGAGCAGCTCGACGCCGGCGAGGCCGGCAAATGCTTTCGCAACGTGTCGCGCATCCTCAAACCCCGCTGATCAGCACACACCCGGGCCCGGCCTCCGCGAGGAGCAGCCGGGCTCGCGCCATTTCGGGCTGTACCATTGCGGCGAGCGATCTTTCGCTGCGCGCTCCAGGTTCGGCGCGATCCGTCGTTCTGATGGGTATGCACAACGCAGCAACCCTCACCGCCCTCGGCGTCACCCTCAACGCGGTCGTCGCCGATGTGTTCTCGATGCTCAACGGCTACACCGTCAACGATGCCGACGACACCCTCGAATTCGTGTCCGAATGCTACGACGGCGCCGGCGAGCTCACCTACATCGAGGCCGCGAACGCCTGCGCCCGCTTCGCTACCAACGGCGCCGTTGTCGATGTCTCGGGCCTCACCTCCTAACGACACCGCGCAACGCGCACACCCGGGCCCGGCCTCCGCGAGGAGCAGCCGGGCTCGCGTCGTTTTGTGCCGTGCCGTTTCGGCGAGCGATCTCGCGCTGCGCGCTCCAGGTTCGGCGCGCGCGGTCGTTCTGATGGGTATGAGCGACGCAACGACGATCAAGGTTCGGACGGCCTCCAGGCTTTACCGGGGCGCAAAGCTGGAAATCGCGCCGGGCGTGTTTCGCCGCGTAGTGCGCGAGGACGCCTCGCGCTGGAGCAGCGACGCCGGCTGGACGACGATCGTCGAGGTTGAGCCGACGCTAGTGTGTGTGGGTGACTGGACGATCGACGCCGCGGTGAAACCGTGATGTACCCACGCGAGGCGCGCACCGCCGTGATCGGCCCACACACGACCCGCAAGCTCACCGCCGGCGAGCACCGCACCATCGAGCGCCTGCGGCGCGAGGCCGACTTGCTGGGCGAGCCCTACACCGTCGCCGCGTGCGAGCGGGCGCTCGCGGGTTCGGCCGATGATGCCGACGATTGCCTACACGAGGCGCTCGCGCTCGCGGGCCGCTACAGCTGACCGCGCCGCACCTACATCGGGGCGTCCCTCTACGGAGCGACGCCCGTTTTTCGTTCCGGGGCGTCCCAAAACGGGACTTTGAGCGCGACCTGCCCGTACTGATCAGAACGGCCGCCGGCGGCCACCCTGGAGGGCGACCGCGAAAAATCGATCGCCGAAACGGGGCGGGCTATGCTCGCACGCGTGGCGGCGCGCGAGCTCGTTCGAGATCCCGATCTAGAGTGGCTATTGTGCGAGGCGCCGGCGCTGCTCGGGCAGCGGTCGGGGCATGCTGCGGTCGTGGCGGCGCTCGAGCGCGGCCCGGGCAGCGCGCAGGGCAGCGATGCGGCGTGGGATGCCATCGAGCGAGCGAGGCCTCACGAGGGGCGCGTGCGGCGCCTGCGCGCGGCGTGGGCGCTGCTCGCGCCCGATGAGCGCCGCTTGCTCGAGGTGCACTACACGTCGCCCGCCTGCCGCGGCGCAGGCCTGCTCGCCCAGCTCGGCGAGCTCGCCCGGGCAGCGCTCGCCCTTTGCAGCGACCGCAGGGCGCTCGAGGTTGCCTGCGGTCACCCGTCGGGCCCGGGCAGCGCCCGACGCATCGCGGAGGCCCGCAAGCTCGCCGAGCGGGCGCTGCGGCACGCTCATCGCGCCTGGAGCAGCGCGCGCCGCAGCGAGGTGTTAACCTCGGTGGGTGGTTAACAACCGACCGCCGACCGCCGTCCCTGCGGCACCTACATCGCCCGGGCCGCGTTGCATCGGCAGCGAGGCGGATGCGATCGAGGCGTTCGGGCAGGACAGCGAAATGCACCTATGGGTGCGAGAATGGTTGCGACAGCCGCCGGCGCCCCCCGTCCTCCTCACACGAGCCGATGGTGCCGCGCCGGCTCGCTTGCGCGTCGCGGACCTAGTCGCCCCCGAGCCGGCGTGTTGGCACGTGATCGAGGTGTCACACGATCCGCAGCGCTCGCCGGCGCTGGAGTGCACCGTTGACGGCGAGCCGGTCGAGCTCGAGCCGGGCCCGGATGGCTGGTTGCGCCCGCGGCGCACCGGGGGCGATGGCTGACCCCGGGCGTCGCCGTAGTGACGACCGAATGGGTATCCGTCGCCGTCGCGGCCTCGCTGATGGGATTATGTAAGCGCCAGGCGTTGCGACGGCTGCGGCGCCTCGACGGCGAGCTCGGCGGGCGCCTGCTGCGGTCAATTGGCGACAAACGCATGCCTCGCGGCATCCAGGCGAGCAAGTGGTTGGTTAACACCGCCGCGCTGCGCGAGGCGCTCGAGCCGCACGCGGGCGAGCTGCAACGCGACTTTGAACGCCTGCGCCTGGAGCAGGCGTTAACCGCGCAGCGACTAGAGGCGCTTTGCCGGCGCCTGCGCCCCCTGCTGCGGCGCGCGAGCAGCTCGAACGGGACGTAATGGGACCTCGCCCGGGAAACTCTCTATAGGGGCGTTCGAGGCCCGGCCGCCGGCAAGGTGATCGCCAGGTGATGAGATGATCCCTCAGGGATCACCTTTCGCTCACCTACCGCACACCGGCCGCAGGGCGCCGCGAACCCGCCGTCGTCAGTTTGGCGAAATTTTGACCGTTCGCTGGTTGCCTGTTCAGTGATCGTTCCGAACATCGAGATCCGCGGCCTCGACGAAATGCAACGCGAGCTCGAGCAGCTCGCGAAGCGCTCGATCCCCTACGCGGCGCGCGAAACGCTCAACGGCCTCGCGTTTGCCGGCCGCCGGATTTGGCAACAGCAAATGGCATCGAGCCTCACGCTCCGGAACAAATTCACCGAGCGCCGCGCGCTAGTCGAGCGCGCGACCGGCTCGCGGATGGCCGAAATGGAGGCGACTCTCGGGCACACCGAGGACTACATGCGGCGGCTCGAGAGCGGCATCGGGGAACGAGCTCGCCGCGGCGGCCTCGCGATTCCTACCGAGGCCGCAGCCGGGCAGGCCAAAGGCTCGCTCCCTGCCGGCAGAAAGCGTGCCGTTCGCCCGTCGCTCATCATCCGAGCCCTAGGCAAACTCAAACGACAGTCGCGCTCGCTGCCGCGCAAGGTACGCAACGCAAAGGCGGTACGCGAGGCCATCCGCAATGGGAGCAGGCTTGCCTACCTGGAGCTGGATCGGCGCAGGGGCATCTACAAAGTGATGGGGGGTAAGAGACGCCCACAGATACGTAAGCTGTACGATCTCACGCGGAGGTCGGTACCGCTGCCCCGCATTCCCACGCTCGCGCGCACGCTCGAGCTCACGTTGCAGCAGGGTCCGACCCTTGCCCTAGCAGCGATTCAAAAGCAGCTCGACCGGGCTCGCTCGCATGGCTAAGCGCGAAACCAGCATGTTTTGTGCTGCGATAAAGTGGCTGTTTTTATGCTGAATCGTGAGGCCGGACGCACTTGCCCACAGGGTAGGACACGACGACCGGCCCAATGATTCAGCATCAAACAAGCCTGACCATCGATGCCCTGTGACGTGTATAAGTGATTGATATTGCTTATGTTTTTATGGGTCCTGTGGAAAGACCCCACCGGGGGCAAGGGTTCATCATTGCGAC